GGTGATGCCAGTACAGATACTATCAAGAAATATATAGAATCTCAGGGATGATACATGTTCGATTCATCCCCTCGGCTAAAGACCAAGGGGATTTCTCTCACGAAATCCGTTAAATGTGTATGCGGATTCAAACGGTAAATACCACTTAGGTCGTTTTGATATCGGCGGTAATTTACTAGGATTATACGTTTCGTATACGATCTGACGGAGTGTTCCGAAATCATCTTCAGTCAACGTGTGAATGCTTTCATTGACACCGAACATTAGAATGCTTTCTCCCGTTCTTCTTTTTCGAGCATCTCAGTATCATACAGAGCATCAACCTCTCTCACCATTTCGGTAACAAGCTCAAGAATCCCATCAATTGATTCCTTGGTTGGGATGATACTTGCGTTCGGTAAATCAATCCCGAATCGAGCAAACGGTGCGTTTGATTGGTCTTTATTTTTTGCTGCGATGCATCCAGCCAACGCCTTAACTCGGCTTTGCAGGACTAACGATTTTTCTTGTAGTGAGTACATATTTCCTCCAATTATGTAAAAAGATAGAAAAAAATGTGCAAAGTGTATAAACTATTTTTATGAATAAATATTCGGGGGTAAATTATGCGTACTCAGAAGTTCATTGACTTCATGGACAAGCTTAAGAATTCGGACAACGAGTCGTTGATCGAATCGGTAAAGCATGGTTACTCAGCTATTTTCACAGAAGCCATCGAAGTGAAAGTAACGTTTGAAGATGGTGATTCGCTCACCACTCCAATCAATACTGATCTTGAAGGTGCCAAGAAATATTACTTAGGTAAGATGTTCAACCTCGGCACCGAGGATGACGTAATGAAAAAAGCTGTGAAAGTAGAACAGGTCAAATAATATCACTGAATATTTTTTTGTATAACCATACAATTACAGGGACCACTATGGTCCCTTCTTTATTTATCTGGGGTTTTTATGGCGGCTTTGTATCTTGGCAACCACATCGGATAAATCATTTATCGAAAGTGGTTTAAGGTAATATCCTAAATATTCTGCCCCTTTCCTGAAATGGTTATCAAAAAAGAATACTCCGCTTCGACACAGTTCCTCGAATTTTTTAGGTACATACATATGAGTCGGTAACAGACATTTGCCACTGTTGATGTCAATGAAATTGAATCCCTTTTTGCTCACTCGAACAAATTGGTATAATCTTCGTTCTGACTTATCCGTGTAGAATCCACCTAATTGAAACGCAGCAATCTCGCCACTCGCATAGATGAATGGTCTCATATCATCGAAGAAAAATAACATTGTTATTCCTTTTCAACTGCTTCTTCCATGATGTTCCGTATCGTAGATAGATGGAAAATCATGTAGTACTGATTTTTGTCATACGATTTGATTTCGATTTCACATTCCTTGAAAATGTTTTTATCGAAAGAATCATGATCCTGTGCCGAGATGAATTTTTCGAGTGCGACCATAGCATAGGGATCATCCTTGATCTCTTTAACGTCAGCCAGATAGTCATACACATCTTTCATTGTAGATTTATGGGTGACAGGGGCATGGATAAGCAACTCAATATTTTGATCCTTGTAATCGAATTTGGTTGCGAGGGTTCCGATTTCAATAAATTGCAGCATTTTCATTATCGAGTTTCCTTAGTTTCGATGTAGGTACATAGAGTATTTATATCTTCTCTCATCATACGATACATATCATCAGTACTGAGAAACTTAGACATAACATATCCGCTTCGGTTGCGATTCAATATTCCATCAATCGCATCGGGAAATCGTTTTGATGAATTTTCTGTTGTTGGGTTATTCATTCATAAATCCTTTTCATTAGGTTCAAATAGACCTGACCATTTTTCTACTAGACTACGCCGTCTGATGGTTTCAGTTTTTTTGTAATCACTCACAATGGTATCAAGTTTTGTTTTGATAATATCTTCATCACTCGGATGTGATCGTGCCATCTCTTTGAGTAAGACAGTAGCACATATGTGATTACCATTATCGTGTAGTGATTTGATCGGTGCGGTGCATATAAGATAATACCCACCATTCTTTTGCATCGCTGGAATCGGTGATGGAGCCGGATTCCATACCTTAAATGTTGCAATGCGATCAACTTCAATATCAACGAATTTTAACCATGATCGATTGAAATAAAATGTAGCGGTTTGATCTGACAGGTCATACTGGAACAAATCACAATCGATTTCAGTATTGTCTTGTTTCTTCGCATACGATGAGTTGACTTTTTTCTGTCGGCCAGTATGCGGTTCAACTTCATACAGATCACTGGTGTCAGGAACAATGAACTCATCGACCGCAGTCATGTTTATGTTCGGAACATACGGTATATGCAGTTGCTGTTTTTCGTTATCACGTTTACGCTGTATCCATTTCGGATCTTCAACCTTAGGCCACGGTCTGCCACGATTCTTAACCCGATTCTTTAAGATGATGAGATGTGTATTATCAACATGCTTTCTTGGTGTTATAGGTGTTATAGATTCGGGAACATCAGTATGACGACTGGGGAATTTACCCGGATATGGGATTTTGTCTGTAACGCATCCCCATATAAAACCAATAATGACGGCAAGTACAACAATACCCGTAATAACTACTACAACTATATTAAATACATTTAGATCAATGTTCATCTGCATGGAAATAAAAATAGCATTTTTTACAAAAAAATCAGAATCTTTTGTATATTTATTTTCGTGACTTAAGTGTCACAAGATAACTTCAACAAGGAAATCAAAATGACTGACACTCAGTATCAGCAGCTTATTAAGCTATTCAGCAGTTTCGACAAACCCTATCTAGATCAAACCAGTGATGCATGGGTATCGGCGTTCAATAACGGCGGGTTCGAAATCGCATATGAACAACTAAGTGAACTACCCCTGAGCTAAAGACTCAGGGGCTTCAAATGTCATCGCTGACATTCTTCCTGCACTGGTTGCTAACGCAATCCCATAACTTACAGGCTTTGATTTCTGGGTGTTCCTATCTGACCCAGTATTTACAAACGAAAAATCTCTTATGTTGATAGAAGCATTCACATCCCTATCGTGGTGTTCACCACAAACAGGACATACCCATGTTCTATCTCTCAATGTCAAATCGTGCTTGATGTAACCACATTTGGAGCAGGTTTTCGAGCTAGGCTCAAATCTACCGATTGTTACAATATTACTTCCATACCAATCGCTTTTATAGCGAAGGAACTGGAAGAACATTCCCCAACCAGCGTCTCCTATGTGTTTACTCAACTTACGATTATTCATCATTCCTTTCACATTCAAGTCCTCTATACAGATCGTTTGGTTCTCACGGATCAGTCGTGCAGTGACTTTATGAAGGAAATCTTTTCTCTGGTTAGCTACATGCTCATGGAGCAACTGAAGATCACGCTTCACTTTTTCAGCGTTCTTAGATAGCGGTTCACCTTTCTTCTTCAATTTGATTTTTCTCGAAAAAGAACGTTGAATTGATGCCAATCTACGCTGACAGGTAACAAAATGTCTTGGATTAGCTATCTCTTCACCTTCGCTTGTTACAGCGAATGACGTGATACCAACATCAATACCAATAGCGGTTTCTTTTCTTATCTCCGGTTTGCTGGGTAGTTCCTTACCGTCTTCAACCAGAATGGTCACATAGTAGCTACCCGCATTGGAACGCTTAATATGACATGTACGTATTTCACCTATAAATTCACGATGAAACATCGTCTTGATTGGTGTTTTGAACTTCGGTAGTTCTATATATCCAGACTCGAAATTCACTTTAAGATTCTTAGGAATCTCAAATGATTGCTTTGACTTACTATTCTTGAATTTCGGAAATCCACCTGCTTTTGTGAAAAACTTGTTGTATGCAGTATCTAGGTGGATAAGTACAGCCTGTAATGACTGTGAGTTCACTTCCTTTAGCCACTCGGTCGCTTCCTGTTTCTTCAGAACAGGAATCTCAGCTTGAATGTCATATCTGGAAAGAGTCTTTCCTGTTTGCTTATAGCTCTCTATCTTTCTGGACAACGCATAGTTGTACATCCAACGACAATGACCAAAGTGCTTCGCTAGAAGCGACTTCTGCTCACCCGTTGGGTATATTCTGTATTCGTATGTCTTTTTCATCTCTACTATACAATATAGTTTATATTTTGATTATTATGCAGACAAAATCAAAATATTTTCATGATAGCCACTCTAAGCATCTACTTCATGTCCATTTGATCTTTTGTGTCAAGTACAGGAAGCGGTTGCTTGTCACCTATGGTGATGTAGTGAAGTCGATATTCATGGACATCTCTGATAGATATGATTTCGATATTGTCAGTATGGAGGTGGACAAAGACCATATTCATATGATGATCCAGTTTCCACCCACACTTGCGATTGTCTCTATAGTTCGTAGACTCAAACAAATATCGACTAATCAACTATGGAAGATGCATGGATCACAACTCAAGGAACAATTTTGAGTAGAACACACATTCTGGTCTGATGGTTATTTTGTTTGTTCTACAGGTGATGCAAGTACAGATACTATCAAGAAATATATAGAATCTCAGGGATAATATTTGTTCGATTCATCCCCTAGACTAAAGATCTAGGGGATTTCTCTCACGAAATCCGTTAAAATACTGGATGTGAACTACAATCCAAATATTAACGATCCTGTCTATGATGGATTCTCACATCATTATCAACCCAACGATACTATTCCCGATACACTATATCTCGATAAACGGGTGCAAAAAAAACTTATTCGTGATGTGATGGTGGTCGAGTTCAATTATCTGTTTCCAACCATAATGAAACGAATCATCCTTGACGATAAATACCGGATATCAACGGATCTACCTAATGTATTGGATACAGTCATTGCATTCCGCCGACAGGCCAAACAGGAATTACGAACAGCAATGCAAACATATCAACCTAAGTATGTAATCGATATGCTCGATACTGCTCATATCAATGCGAAAGCGTTTGTAAACTTTATCTATGGTAAATGTAATCGATCAAAGTATTTGAAGTGTTCATTCAATATGTCACACTATATCAGATCTGAGGTAGGACACATCTGGAGAAAGATAAGACAATCTCTTCCTCATGGAGCTGCTGTGGTCTATTTCGATACCGATAAAGGGTTCATTGCTTCTAATGATAATGTATCATCTATTGAGATCAACCGTGTACTTGACAGTGCATTGATTGAATATACGGTTGAAAACATGGCTGGTGTTTTCTTTGAGCGTAGTCGGTCTATAACAATGTACCCAGATGATGTGCCAAGTAGGATCAGGTACAATCGGCGGGAAATACGTCCGAGTAATTGGATTGATATGTACTAAAACAAAAGGCTGGTATTAACCAGCCTTTTTCAGTTTCAATAATTGTGGAAGGAAATAATCTTTGACACGGTGATATAGAGCATTGAACTTTTCACTTTCGAGAAGTTCATTCATCAACCGAACAAAGTTTTCTGCATCACCGAATAGAGTGACAAATTTTTGGGTATTGTCTTTCAGAACTCGTGTATACTCATCAAATGAATTTTGGCCGCTAAGTAAATGATAGAGTTCGTTAACGGCGGTCATTACGAATTTGAATTCATCTTCGTCTAGTGTTTCAAGGAATGATTCGATGTTATGTTGATGTCCCTGATATGCTTTGAACATTTGGAATGCAAATGGTTCAAGTTCACTTCGATACATTTCCGGGTCATCTATTGTTGAGAAATGGGCAGTCATATCTTGAAATGCTTCATCATATGTTTCCGATTCCATCTTTTCAATGTTCATATCATCTGCACTCTCATAAATCGCAAAAAACCCATTACACACAGCTTGTTTAAGCTGCTTGTCATCTATAGTTCGTATTAAATCGATGCTCTCAATTAATCGCATACCTATAGTTTATAATCGAAATGGATTATTTATCAGGGCAGTAATTGAATAGCTTGAATAGGTTGTAGATCTCGGATTCGAGTTCGGCCAGATTATCGAGTTCACTTTCAAGTTTGAACTCATGGTGCTCATGGATTGCAAACTCTAGCCAATTCAGAATACTGGTTGCATCCACTTTGACCTCATCCCCATATATAAGGTAAATGGGAGTAGGATGTTCACCATTGAACTGCTGGATTACAAGCACAATCGATCCAGCCAACCTAGCACACAAACTGTCGTGTCCTTTAGGGACTTGAAACTTAATTGTCATATCCAACCTACCTTTTTCGATCCATGAAGAGATGTGTAAAGTAACCGACAACGGAAGCACCATATACAATAGCTGCGAATCGCAGGTCAATCACCTTTACATAATATAGGTAAAAAATCCACAAAGGAAGCAAACTAGCGGTAATTGGATGATGAAAAAACCCTCGATGTCTAACTAGTTGTGGTAAAATTGAAACCATTCCGATAACATGTCCAATGACATATTCCTGTTTGTAATAGAAATACCCAAGTGATATCGCCACCGCCCAGTAGAAAAATTTAGATGGTGTTGACTTGATGTCTATATCTGGGAATAGAGAAAATATGAATGCGGATATCACTGATACAAATAATTCTTCACGGGTTATCCCAAATGATGTATCTATTGTAAAAAGTGCTGTCCCGATGACAGCACCAATTATTAAACCAGCATTTCTATGACCCGTAAAGTTACTCATATTACCAAATATAGGAAATTATTACATTTTGTCAACTAGGAATATAGATTGATCGTTCGGTTGATAGCGTAAACGATTGAATCTCAATAGTTTCCACATATTTTTTATCTTCATGTTCGGAAATGATGCCAGTTTTGTTCATGAGAAGATACAAATTAGGTTCGTTTTCATATTTGGCCATAAGGAAAGTAGCAAGTGGTGAATTAATCGGGGTAATCTTTCCATAATAGCAATGTTCATCGGGAACATACTCAATTTCAGTCAAAAATGCGATTACATCCATCAAATCCACTGATACTCCATGTGGGAGTGATGATGTAATCGGAACCCGCAATGTATTAAACCGTTCTTTCAATGTTTGAATTGCAGTTTCCAATATTTCGAAACGACATATGAGGCCATTCACATTTGGTTGATCTGGAATCGGTAATATTTTGAATCGAGTATTCATATTACCAACCAATTAGTAGCATCGCAACATGATCCATACAGGGAGCAACTTTTTTGAACTCTTTCACTACTACAGTGTATCCTTGTTCTTCCAGTGCACGTTTGATGGTACTTTTATAGATCATCAATTCCCCACGTGGGATCAATTCACTAGTGCTTAGTTCCATTGAGCGAGACGCTTTCTTGATTTTTCCGTATAGTCTGTTCAGAATGATATCGGATGCAATGGGTGCTTGACTAGCAAGTTTACTTGCTTCATCTGCGGTTATGAATTTGTCACTTGACATATTTTCCTCCATAAAATGCCTGTTTCCCTGAGAATTCTGGTGAATTTAGGCTTTTTATCAACTAGTACGTATCGAGTCGTTTAACATACATTTCCCGAACAACTTTTCGTATCATATTATCATCGAATGGCCGATTACATTTTTTGTAGTAATTGATGATCGCATATTCAATCGCTGATGTATCAATTCCACCATATCGGTTGACATTCAACTTACTAGCACATTCCTGTGCAAGTAGTTTGATTTCTTCTTCATTTGCTGGGTGAAGTACTGAAAATGATATTTCATCCAGTCTATTTCCCGTGTTGATACATTTATCAATCACTGCCAGTTCTCGATCAGTGAGAACTTTGTATTTGTGAGCCGCATAATATGGCAACACATATGCGTTCTGAATTTCATCAAATAAATCTTCTGGGATATCAAGGCCCCGCTCTTCGACATCTGCGTGAGTTAGTAAAACTCGATATGTACTGTACTTAAAAACTTGCATATCAGTAAATATAGCAAATTCTGTAGAAAAGAACAAAATTATAAACTGTTATCATCAAGGGTATAGGAGTTACCACATGAAAAACCAAAAATTTTATGATTTTGTACGTAAGATTGCCAAGGATGACCAAGCATTGGCTGAAAGTATCGTACTTGCACATCAAGCTATCTACGAATCCGAATCTATCAATGAAGGTAAGCTGGGAAATCTAGTTAAAGCTGGGGCACTATCGGCTGCATTAGCTACTGGTGCGTTTGCTGGTGATAATGTAGATCCAGCGGCAATAGCAAAGGAAGCTACCGTAGCGGTTCAGCAGATTCAGGATGAGTATCTTGATGAAATGGATATGGCTACCAATGACGCATATAAGCAAGCAAATGCTCGTTACAACCAACTTCTAAAGCTTGATCCGAAGGCGGCTAACCACTATGCTCGTGTAATCAACATGCAATTGCACAAAACACTTGGTATCGCCGCACCACCTATCGGAAAACAAATGGCTAAATAACAATCACAACAAATCTTTATCGGTGTTGCGACCAACAGAGTCCGTAACCTCGTAAGGATCTACATAATACATAGAGGTCAAGTAGTCAGCATACTTGACCCTTTTTGTTTGGAAATAGATTTTGACATTTCGAGGAGTATCATTTGTCACTGGTTGTTTCCAATGATATTTGCAATCATAATTCTCATTCTCTCTCCATTCCTGTCCTTTCTTAGTCTGGATGGGAAGTAGTAAATCCTTTTCTTCGAACTCGATGTATGCACCATGATCACCCACAACTATACGTCTGTATCCGCTCAGGAAGGGCGTACCGTCCTGTAATCTAATGGGGAGGGCAAGTGTACCATCGACTGAGTACTGCTTGTAATGGGCCTTTAAACGCTCACTATGGATATCTCTGATAACCAGAGATTCTTCCTCTGTCAGAACGTTGTAATTCCCCTTATTCACGTTACGCCAAAACTTATCCCAGATCCTACGCTGGGACTTGGTATGGAATATTTCGATATCAGGTGGCACCACAAATCCACTCATATTAAGGCTCCAGTGGAGAAGGAATCCAATGCGTAATCAGATATTCATCGATAAAATAGGCCCGTTCGTATAATCCGCATTGATGGCAACTTTCATCCTGAAATGCAATTCTACCATCACCGAATTTCTTGAATACCTGATCGATCAACCGATGGGCAGATATTTCTTGCTGTCCGTTGATGTGGTGCTGTTTAACCCATACATCCACCTTCTGATTCAATTCAGGTAATTGTTCCGTAACCGGAATCCATTTATTCTGCTGCTTCATTAGGAACCTCCTTGTATACCGGAACTACCCCAGTAAGTGCTTCAGTGAGAAAATCTTTGAATGCTTTCGATTCATCGGTAGTCTGATTCTTAGCATCCAAGCAAGTTGATACAACAAATGTTTCTCGATTGTATGATATTTCGGCACATATATTGCCCCGTCTGACAAATATATTATGTGAATTGGTTTTACCGCCGATGCAATGCCCCAGTTCTTTCCCCGAGAAAATCAGATATCGCTTTGATAATATATGGAAAGGTTTCAGTACGTCAGGTATAACCACATCACTTTCCATTGCTTCACCATCATGCAATGCTTTCAGTTTGTCTTCAATTGATATTTTCTGCTCTTCACGATGGTTATAGATCGAGTTACGCATACGCTTCAGAAGAGTCCCCTCAACAGGAACCAGTTTAACTGGAGCTGCGTCCTCGATATGAATTGGTTCAGGATATGATTTATACAATTCTTCGCCATCATCAATGAAGTTCAACATACCATTCAAAAAATTCAGAATCCCTTTTTCATTGAAGTCATACACATTAGGAGTTTCCCCTTCAGGTATTTCGTAAAATTCCCGCTCAATAGCTAGATTCATGTAGTCGATCAGATTCTTCCCGGCGATCCCATCAATGTAGTCCATCACTTCGTCAAATAGTTCGGCTCCATCTTGATCCTCTTTATCACGAGAAATGTAATCACAATATAACTCAAGCACCTTTTCGGAACAATTGATATATGGCAATAGAATATTAGTTGCTATTCTCATGTCTTCGTTATTAGAGATAGTTCCTCGTTTTTTTTCTTTAATTTCTTGCTGTAATAATATATCAAGATTTTCACGAGTTGACCCAAGTAGCGTCAATAACCAATTGAGATTAGTTTTCGGAAATGTAGTCAGTGAAGGAATTGTGTTTTCGAATACAAAAAATGGAAATTTTTCAATGTGATTCGGAATAGATGCTATTACATTTTTATACAGTACATCAGCCGATCTAATCTTTGCTCGGATTCTATTTACCGATGGGTTATCAGTATCGGTTTCATACATGTAGATGAACACGATAGGATTAACATGCTCATAGAAATTCTTTTTAATCTCATCAACAACATATCTCAACTTGATCTCTGGCATCTTAAGTAAATCAGATAGAAAGAATGCACGAGTTTTGCTATCCAGTGCATGGTAAAACAGTTTGATCGCCGGATCAATTGTCAATTTACCGATTGCTTTCTGTGCATCTGGAAAATTGAGGATTTGCCTAATGAACATACCATCGCCATATGTTCCCATAATATCATATCCATTGATACGCTGTTTTTTTACTACGCTATTGTAGTTGTTAGTTATTTTGGTTAACTTATCTACAATATCTGGATTCTCATATGCCCAGTGCATTTCGTTACAGCGTTTCAACTGGTCAATGTATGGCACCAACAACATATTAGCTACATCAATGTTTACATGTTCGAGTCGCTGGCATTTCTCCTCATTGGTCACTATTCGAATCGGATCACCTATTTCAGTGATATCCAGCCAGATATAACCATGTGGATTATTGACGAAATCTTCATTGAGATTACATACGAGTAATTCAAGTATGCGTTCGAGATCGCACATGAAATGATTCGTGTAATCAATATTGACTACCTTATCAAATAACCGAATAGTGATTTGATCCATACCAAAGGTCAACCCAAAATCATCAGTCGTAACTTGAACTGAATTCGAGTTATCATTTGCATGCATCCGAACTAGATGTTTTATTTGCAACCAAGTTTGTACATCTGCCATCATACTCATCACTATCTCACACTCATGCTAGGTTAATTTCGTTAATATCGGGCTGCTGACCATGATTTACTTGCTGTTCTTCAGCCATTAAACCATCTCGAAATAGTTGATCGATATTTCGATCATATTCATATGCGACTTGATTCACACCACCCACAATGGCATTATTGGCACCAAATGTATAAGCCGTATAATCCGTTGGACCAAGTTTTTCAAACAGTGCTCGAAGCTGCTGAATATTCCCTTGCTCTTCAGCATTCTCCAGTTCGAATGCAAGATTCGGCATCAATTCTTGATTCTGGGAAGCCCACCAAATAATGAGTTGGTCATTCAACCAATCTCTGAACTTGGTTGAATCCTCGGTACTGGTATTCTTCTTATCATAGCACTGTTTCACAGTCAATGTGTTACGGTTGACCTCCGCACATACGCTATCCTTTCGGAAGAAATAGTTTTCAGAATTGGTGTAGTTTCCAATGCAATGACCCATGATTTTACCGATTGTAATCAATTCGGTTTTGTATTTGATCCGATATTGCTCAAGCGATTCAGGTAATGTTTCTTCGCACTTCATCAAATCATCTTCATTACCAGCAGCTCTAAGCAATTGCAGTCGTTGTTCCAACGTTATCTTGGCTTCAATGCGATGATTGAAAATCGCATTCCGAACCTGCTTGAGAATAGTTCCCTTTACAGGTGACAACCTAATGACACCATACTCCTCCACATCAATCGGATCTGGGTATCGCTCATACAGTTCAATACCATCTTGAATCAGATCAAGCATTTTATTACATTCATCAATCAATTCCGAATGCGACATACCGAATGTATGAATATCAGTATAGCTCTCTGCTGATGAGTATACTTGTGTAATGGCGGGTTTTTTGTACATCCCGTCTTCAGTCAACATGCCACGATATTTCAAAAACATCAGTAATGCTTTGTCATCAGCATGAATTCCGGGGAGAAGAATTTTTGTATTCTCTCGGACATCCTTTATGAATGACATATCGAGATTGCGAAGACTTTCTTTTATACTAATTTTTCGTTTAGCCAATTGATTAGTAATAGCCCATTGGAACGGTGTTTGAGGCTTAGCACTAATATTCGGAATCGCATAACCACTGGGGAATGGATAATCCTCTACGAACTTAGGTAGCTTATCAATAAGCTCATGAATAACTTCGGATCGATGATATAGAATGCGATGTATGATTGGATTATCTTTTGCTAGTTCTTCCAATCGACTCCGGTGTAATTCTTCAATGTCGATCTGATGCATAAATGCAATATCCTTTATCATGGCTTGATTGAAATTTGATAGTTCGGCCTTAAGAATTTCATCAACGCATTCAACAAAGTATGAGTATTTTGCTTTAGACATTTTCAATATATCCTTGAATAAATACCGCAATTTCGGATTTATACCGCTTAATGTAAATAGCGGTAAAAACTTATGTCTTAGCATCGGAAGCGAAATGGTTGCTCTCTGAACATTATAATCAGGTACGGGTGCTTCCGAGTCCTGTAGTATACCAGCATTACAATACGTCAACGTGAACTTCGTATTCATATTGAATGCAACCGACAACGAATAATTACGCTGCGACTGTGGAATATAAAAACTACTTGTAGCAGAGGTATTTGTACCAATTATACCATCGATATCATAATTGGATGTATAGTGAATACGCCCAGTCAAGTTTGTAGCGAAATGACGAACATTCGGTATCAATGAAAGTTTATCTGTATCGTTTCCAAATTTTTCAACAATGCTATTTAGATCAATAAGATCTATCAATGATATATTCCAGTTGCGACACCAATGTTGAATATGGGTAGTGATTAAATATTCACCACCCGGAATAGATATAAGGCATGATTCGCCATCACCATACGTTGAATAAAATCTTAGTAGTTGGGGATGTTCGGTAACATACTTGTCGATACAGGATTCGATCGCATCAAAGTCTTTGGCAACTGATAAACAGAAAGAATATGTACCGATGATTTTATCACCGATACATACTCTATATTTATCATTGTCATATTCTATGCGTACCTGAGCATCGAGAATTGCTTTTGGAAACGGTACGTTGAGCATAGATTACAGTTTCTTATGAATGAAGTTCTGGAAGTCCTGCCACAGAAGGCCGAAACGTTTGAAATTGGGATGTGATACAAGTTCCTGCATCAATCGGCGATCACGTCTCTTGAGTGTATCAAGGAAACTTTCAGCAGCTTCTTCACACTTCTCAACGGGATTCGCAGGAATACGGCTCTTGTAGCCCTGATCCTTCAGTGCTTTTTCGAGAATCTTTGCGATACCAGACGACTGAACCAGTTCTTCCGCATTGAAATTACGATCCAGTTTTTCATGGTCACCATCTTCATCCAGATATTCATCGATGCCATTTCCATCGTGTTCGTTGTCATCATCGTTATTGCCAGCAGCAGGGGCCGGAGTCGGAGTGGTGGCGTTCTTGGCGACAAGCGGACTACCGTCTTCATCAACGAAGATTACATCTTCGATGTCTTCATCATATTTCTCACTGAAGAGATCTATGGCATCTTGCTTAGAGATAGTTAGTTTCATAACGATCCTTTTGGTTTGGGGTTAGTCTTTAGTAGGATTATGTTCCCACAGAACTTCTATGTTGTGAAACTCAAGCCATTCGTCATGTTCCCCATAATAACTTACGGAGGTTTCCATGCGAATCTCGGCTTTTATCACACAGGTTGACAACTCGGAATCACCATACTCGGAGATGAATTCAAATTCTTCCGACCAGTAATCAGCAATTCGATCTGAGTTGAGTACTTCCATCAAATGGTATGTACCATTTTCATCAACGGATATAATAGCAATCGGCCACTCATATGACTTAGGCTTAGAATCATTATCATCAAATAGCGTGTCGGATTGTTCTATGAATTCACTCATTTGGTTACCTTATCCAGATATTCAGCCCATCGTTGAAGATCACGCTTTTTCTGGTTTTCGTAATCTGATCCTCTAATGTAGTAATACTCATATTCATCGGGTATCACAATACCAGTGCCATCACATTCGTCACACTTGAATTTCTTTTTACCATCGCATATGAAACACTCACTGCCGCCATCACCATTACAGATTTCACATGTATCGCCATCTTCATCGATACCAATACCATCGCATGTTTTGCACTCGAATTCACCATTCCCTGAACAGTGATCGCATATGATTATTCCAGTGCCATTACATGAATCGCATTTGATGGTAAACGTACCGAACTCAGGTTGATCTTCATCTGATTCATATGCATCTCGAAGAACATTCGATACCCACTGTTCATATGGAATCAATGCTGGTGTAGTCATGGTTATTTTCCTCCACCTTTGATCTTTGTGCGGTAGAAGTAATACAGAGCAACAATACCAAGTACCATGAGCACGATACCCACTTTACTGAACAGTAACGCTACGGCTCCAAGCATCACGTTTACCAAAATCACAATGGCAATGAAAAGAACGATAATAAATAACGCAAGCTTGTTATTCATGACGATCCTCTGGCTTGTTGGTTTTGTTGGCATGTCGTGCAGATCCCTTACCGAACTTAAACTGAACGAACTTATCACCAACGATTTCCTCATATGTTCTAGGCATATAGTCGTGGCAATCAACGCCTACATCGAATGCATTGGTATGATAGTTTTTTCCAATGCTGCCATGAGTATGACCATGAAAGTGAACTACCCCATTGTAGTATCCATTCCATTCATATATAGGATAGTGACACAGGACAATTTTTCGTCCTTCATCTTTGACAGTATACACCAGAGGATGGAAATATACTTTCCGTTTCAAATGAGCAGTCATTTGATGTACGTTGTCGGGATCGTGATTTCCGTAGATGATATGGATAATACCATTCAACTTCTCAAGGAACTCGACAAACCGAGTTTTGTTGAAACAGAAATCGCCAAGAACATAGACATGGTCGTGATCTGTGATTCGACTGTTCCAGTTCTTGATGAGGGCCGCATCCATTGCCTCAATGTCAGGTATAATATCACCGTTCCCATCGAGAAGGATATTTCCGTGGGCATCGGTTTTTTTCCACGGACGGTCACAGAATTTCACAATGTTTCCGTGACTGAAATGTAAATCGCTTGTATAGTAATTCATGGTTCCAAATATAGAAAAATGTTATGCTTTGTCAGATAATTATTCTAGAATTTTCTTGAATTCCGGGTAACCATCCAACGACAGTTTGAAATTTTTGAATTCGACTAGGTCACTGATGTTTACAGCTTTACCGAATGGTTCAGTGGAATACGTTTCGGGAGGATCTTCAAGTTCGGCAATAATCATTCCGTTTTCGAATAGATCCACATCCCAATACAGCCCATCAATTCTAATATGATGTCTCAATTTCACGATGGGTTCACCTATCCTGAAATATCGAACCAGTTCATCATATGCGGCGGCTGGAATTGGAAACTCAACTTCATGTACATACGGGTCATGTCCGATTTTCAATGTTTTCATATATCGGGGTAGATGGTGTTCCGCTTTAATCATCCGTACACGCTGCACCAATGAGCGATCTCGATCAACCGCAATATAGGTCTGAGTTATTTCAATGGGTGCATCACATACAGGAATTTTTTCAACCAGATATCGATGTTCATATTCAATTGGCATTATAGGTCCTAGTCGTTGTCGTTGTCAGAGGCGGGACTATCCACCCCTTCTGCAATAAGTTCATAGTCAGTGATATCTGACATGTTGTATTTAACCCATAGATCTTTGAATTTCTTTGATTGAAATCCATGTGGGCTAAGTTTCTGAATGTCTTTGAAAAAGTTGGTCACATTGTTGTAATCATCAGGAAGATTGTCTTTGAGACCTTTTATGTTGGCCCATCTCTGAACATAGGAGAATGCCGTAACAACCTGTGGGATTGTATTCACTGCGATCTCTTTCAGATCTTCTACCCCCGGAATGAAGGTGAGCTTAGCTTCTTTCTTTTTTCCCATTTTTCTTTTTCCACATATGTAGCCAGTGTATAAATTGTGCATGACAAGGATGAGACTCGGCTGGAATGTGTCCACCAGCAAGGTAGACATGGATCAAATTTTCAAGTGCATTATTCGGTAGCATACTTTGCTCCCTGTTCTTGTTTGTGTTCATCGCATAGAGTGCTTAACCATCCGAACTCGGATTGGCATAAACGTGCTGGCTTTCCACATACTTCGCACATAGTGGATGATAGTTCTTCGTACTTTGACAAGATTTCACGAGATTTTGCAATGTCTTCTTTGGATACCGAATCAGCGTAATCCAAATACACCCGAAGATTAGCAAACTTTGATTTGATTTGTGCGTATTCGATTCCCTCTATCTTCGACAACTCTTCAGACATATCGTGAATCAGTGGTATCCATCCATTTCCACATTCAATCCCGTAATACATACAGGATTCATGTCTCTTCAATTTAGTCTGTCTAAAAAGAGCGGGAAATTTCTGGTATAATTCGTCGTTATGCATGTTGATCACTCATCAAATTCAGTGCATTTTGTATATGGCGATTCATTATTTCCGTCATTTTCTGATTGAATTCCATCTGATTCAATTTTGGTAGATTGTGACAATTGGATAGATTCATAGGAGGAAATATAGAAAAAAATCCCAATATGTCCAAAAGTTTCTGGATTTATAAACTATAACAGATAACAAATCTAGGAACCCGTTATGAATAAGACCAAAAAGTTTATGACTTTCGTGGAGAGCATAGTCGAAGATAAATCTCTTCTCAGTACCATCAAATCCGGTTTCAATGCATGTCTAGAATCCCTTGAATATGAAGGTGGTGATGAATGGACAATAGACATTGAAGAGCTTGAATACCCCATCGAAATTGCCACAAAATATTTCAAACTCAATGATGAAATACACAAATACAAAGAAGAAACTGGAGAAGAAGTAGGAAAGGAAGATATTACAGTTGGAGCTAGAGTATCTGCCGAATATGAATTCACATTCGCACCATATTACGCCGCTTCTATGGAAGGTCCTGAAGAAGGTGGTGCTGAAATGGAAGATCGGACCATCAAATACATTGCACTAACTCTATACATCGCAGGTAATGACATTGCAACAGTTGAGATCGAAGATGAAGAAGCATTGAAAAATCTCGATCCGGTTCTTGATGCTGCGATTGAAAAAGAACTTGAACGTTATGATGATGAGATCACCAGTAAAACAGAAGAACATGCAAATGAAGATGCAGCCGCTTCACGTGCTGAATCCAGATACGCAGATCGATATGAAAGGGATTATTACTAATTATATCCATCTAATCATATCCACATACGCTTCTTTCCCATCAGGTTCTTCGAATGGAAGAATGTACCAATCAAAAGACAATGAGCAATTAGGACACTCATTGTCTTTTTCATTTTCAGCATCAAAATCATGTCCACATCTTGGGCATCTTGCAATAAAATTCCTTTATTGGGGCACATTGAGGTGTTTAAGCTTTCTCTTCAGCTTTTCGATACCTCTACCACGAATATATCTTACATTTTCATGCGGGATGCCAATTTCATCTGCAATTTCACGAACACATTTTTTCTCACCTGTTGTAAAGCCGAACGCTTCTTCAATTACATATCGTTCGGTTTCATCTAGACTGGCTAGGGCTGATGTAATAGTGTTGCTAACTCGCTTAGAATCCAGTATATCAAGGGAATCTTCGACTGTTTCATCTTCAATGAGATCACCTACAGTCACGGATGAATCACCATCAAATATTGGCTGATTGAGCGAAATGCCACCCTTGATCGTTTCAAACATCACATTGATTTCATCACTGAACGTTTTGTTGTTAACGGCTCGTTGAAGTTTCTGGTGAATATTGGCTGGATATCGAACCAAACTCTCATTACATTCAACGTTCCGGTTGATGTAATTTTTTATCCACCATACCGCAAATGATGTAAACTTTACACCACGAGTATAATCAAATCGATCTACCGATGCAATCAATCCTTCCATTGCATATCCTTTTAGATCGTCAGGATGTACATGTGGACACTTTTTTACATATAGGTTTGCACATCGAGCAGCAAACTTCATATTGTATGTGATGAGTCTATCTCGGACTCGTTGTTTAATTCCCGGAGAAGTAGTAGATGATGTGTAGAGTTTAAATAATTGTTGTTCTTCTTCCACCGATAAAATACGATGGTCTTTAAAAGCGTAGCTGTATGTCGGCATCCATTTCCTCATTTATTACAAATTGTAATATAGAAAACTTTGACGATTTGTAAAGTGAGAAAAACGAAAAGTTTTATAACGCCCCATTACTTTTTTCATGGGGTATTTTATAAGTTAAACTGCGACTTCGCCTTTCAAGAACCCGTGGTGCTGGTAGTTATCCAGTTTCCACTGAGTTGCTTCCCAATCGAATATATTTACATTATCGGGAAGAATCAGTTTCGGCAGTTCGAATGGCTCACGCTGTCTCTGAATTTCGATCTGTTCCAGATGATTCACATACAGATGAGTATCAACAAAGAATCCAGTCAAGAATCTAGGATACATACCCACCGTCTTTGCCATCAGTTCCAGTATCATGCCATATGAACAGATATTGAATGGCATTCCAAGGAATGTATCAACGCTACGCATAAAGAACGTCAGATCCAGATATTCACCATTGGAAGTAAACTGGAATCCGATGTGACATGGTGGAAGAGCCATCTGGTCAAGTTCGGATGGGTTCCATGCCATCACAATCATTCGGCGATCATTCGGATTCTGAATGAGTGTATCATGGACATTTTTCAACTGGTCAATCCCATCTTTCATTCTGACAGTAAGCACCTGACCATTTTGTTCGAATTCTCGCCCACCGCCCCAATCACGCCACTGAACGCCATATACACGTCCAAGGTCATTCTCTGCCGCCATAGCTGCTAACGTGGCCTCATCGTGCCCGTAGGGGACTTTCATGGGGTTTGCCCATTGGTTCCAGATAGGACATCCACGATCTTTCAGCCATTGCTTATCACTTAAACCCTTAATGAAGAATTCAGTCTCAGTAAAAGAGGTCTGTGGATTGATCTTCTTTGTGGTCAGGATCGGGAATCCAGTACGCATATCGTGACGAAATCGAGCACCAGTTGTTTTGATGGTCTGAGTCGCAGTCCGATTGTCGGTGAATCCTGTATTCTCTTCCAGAATCTGGTCAACGATATCAAAATATCGTTTATCCGCTGTATTTGACATAATTTAATCTCCTTGGGAGTAAAGATAGCAAAGGTTTGGTCAATCGCATAAACTATTTATGATGCTACGGAATAAATCCCATATTTCATTTCTGAAGCACGTTACACGTGAATGCAGACGATATCGAATTACATTGATACTTTCAACTAGTTCTACATTCAGTTATGGGGAACAAACTTATGGTGGCTATTTTGACAACTATCGGAAAGAACTCGGAGTCACCCATAAAAATAACGAGTATCTGTTTATCCCATTGCTTGTACATGAGTTCTCTCATATGGAACAATGGATATAGATGAAGATGAATATTGTCGAACAGCGAATGCATATATCCTATTCTATAATTACATTATGCGAAAACGAAGATGGGAATATCAGGAACCAGTAACAGCAATCCAAGAGATTATTTCTGAGATGCCATCCGATCTTTATTCACTTGACTATACTAAAATGTTACCTGAACATCGAGTATTGTATGATACCTATCTGAAAAAACCGCTTGGTAGCGGCTAGGTATTAATGTGTAGCAGTGTACTCTTCTCGGAACTGCTTTGCGTACTTTCTAACCCAATCCATAACGGCTTGGTTACCAAGGTCATGTCCAACCTTTTCGGATTCGATCCATTTGTGTTTTTCCATTTCTTTCGTTTGAATTTCCATGAATTGTACAAATTCTTCACGAGACATGCACTTGCACTGACAAGGATTATATTGTGGTTGTTCTCCGTCTTCCATAATGTTTCCCCACTAAATAGTTTATAGAATCATTGCAATGTAAGTGAAATCAACATGCAGTGAAATTTAGCAAATAATGAAGGAAATTTTTATCAATTTTGCAATAATGCTTTCTTGATGTGGGAAATTGCGTTAATATCGCTAAATATCTCAAAAAGAATTGGATGTGCTTTTATTTTTGGAATGTCTCGAATCGGGAACCATTTCCAGTCTTGAGTTTCGATGTCAATCTCAGGAAAAAGTTCGCCATTCATTGTTGCAAGGAAGATATGAATGTGATGAATATTGTTCTTATCATCAATATCGTGTGCTTTGTAAATGTAATCATCACTGATCTTGTATTTATCGGAAGTAAGTTTAGTTTCTTCAAAAAACTCACGTATCGCAGTTTCTTTAGGAGTTTCACCGTCTTCCATTGTACCACCGAATGTAAACCATTCACCCGGATGCCACTCAGTATCTGTATTACGTTTACCTAATAAAATTCGAAGCGTCTTTGGACATAAGACGAATATAAATCCACCGCCATGCATGATTATTTTCCTTTTTTATCAATAGGATGCTGTTTACTAACTGAATCTGGTAATATCAAAAGTATATCTTTCCAATCCAATACATGAACATACATAGTAGCCTCTTCATTTTCGAGTTCGATATATATGGTTCGTATTCCGATGTGCGTTATTATTCCACGCTTACCTTTGTACTCAACATAGCTTCCGATTCCGTGTAGACCTGTCTTGAATAGAATAAATTGAAAAATATTGGTAGCTGCTGTCTTAATTAAACTAACGATAATGAAACCGACAGTAAATACCACTACAGCTTCCCATAGCTCTGTCGAGGTCAATGCACTGACTAGTGTAGTAAGTTCTTCAGATCCTTCCATACTATTAGTTTATAATAGCATGAAAGGCATCCTGATAGAATCAGATTAGTTAATTTTCGGATTCCGTGGTATCCGAAGATTCTAAATCATTTTCGTACTCATCGGAGTCGTCAAAATCGTATTCATTGTCGAGATATTCACGGTTACTAAACATTTTATTTTCATGCTTATTAAATCCGTGTCTATTATCAGATCCTTCATATCTGATGATAATATCTTTGATGAGACGATGCCTAACAATATCATCAGTATCAAGAGTAATGAATCCGATTCCCTTAACACCTTTTAGAATCTGCTGTGCTTGACGGAATCCCGATTCTGATTTACGTTCCAAGTCACTTTGATTAATGTCACCGCAGATTACCAATTTGGACCCATGTCCTAGTCGGGTAAGCATTAACTTCATCTGAGTCTTGGTAACATTCTGGGCCTCATCAAGGATGATAAAGGATCGAGCCTTTGTTGTTCCACGCAAATATGCTAGTGGGCAAACGTTTACTTTACGATAGAAGTCATCATTACTCTTCAGCTTAGGACGAGGAGGGGGTGGTTGCATTTCGCCCTTACCTATCTTCTTCTTGCGATATTTTGATGTTTCTGGTGGGGAATTTGCCTCAATATGTGAGACCATTTCAGGGGTGAGTCGTTTACCTTTGACCACTTCGATTGCTTCGTACAGTGGCTGCATATAAGGAGCTACTTTTTCTTCGAATGTTCCGGGGAGGAATCCGAGTTCTTCGCCAGCTTCTACAATTGGTCTTGTTAGTACAAGATGTTCATATTCCCCTTTATCAATCCCATCGATTCCGTACCATGTTGCTACTACTGATTTACCAGTGCCAGCGGGTCCATTTACGAATACTATATCATTGGTGTCTAGTGCTTCCAAGAGATCTTGTTGCCCTCTTGTGATAGCTCGTAGAGCTTTTCCGTTTTTGTCGTTGATGATTATATCGCCATGAAACTTTGGTTGAACTCCCATGTAATGTTCCTTTTGTTAGGTTAATGGTTCATCTATTGTTTATACAAACCATAGATGACAAAGAATATACTCGGAACTATTTAGATCGATGGCATCAATGTATAATCAACCCCATCCACGGTTATTTGCATATTCTTCTGTGCCAGTATAGCTTCACTCAATGATCGATCATTTCGGATACTGGAATTGGAATCAATATGGTTGGTAGTTCGTACAACAACTCGCTTAATACCGGAATCAGCAATCTCCAATGCACACGCTTCGCATGGGTATGCATTCACATACAGTGTGGCACCCTTGAGCTTGTCTGGATTTGCATATTTGATAGCATTGCGTTCAGCGTGTCGCATCCACGGATATTTATTTGTCACAACACTACACTGCTTCGGAAGATCATTCTTTTCGATTTTCAAATAAAATACTTCTTTATCTTCACGTGAATGAGGAATAGAAGAATCATTAACTCCAGTCATCGTACCATTATATCCCCATGATACAGGAGATCCATCTTCCGCAACAATCATGCATCCGATTTTTGTATTGGTGTCACGGGATAGTTCTGAAATTTTTTCGGCCATGTCCATGTATACCGAATCTTTCTGTTCTCTGCGTATGTCAAAATCATTCATACAAGTAAATATACTAAAAAATAAAATCCCACCACTTATTTATGATGGGATTCTTGAAATTTAATCGATTATCTATTATTAGAATTCGAACTTCACACCGACCTTGGCGACTGCATTGTAACCTTCGGTCTTGTCAATGCCATCTTTTCGAATGGCAGCTCCTATGTAGAGGGGTGCCAGTATTTTATAGTCGGCTCCGACTTCAGCACCTATACCAAGATCCAGACTTTGATCAGATCTTCCGAATACATTTCCATATACTGCAAATTTCTTATCGATGTATTCGATTACCTTCACATGAGTCTCGGTTGTTGTATGTGTATCGGCCTTTGCAATTTCCAATTCTTTCTTAAGATCCGTTATCTCAGTGTTCAACTCTGTAATCTTTTTCTCGGATGAACCAACTGAATCTCGAAGAGTCTTAATTGTACGTTCAGATATCTGTATATATTCAGTATCCTCCACAATAACTTCGATTGTGCTATCTACGTAAACATACCGGATTGTGGTTTTGGATGTTTTCATGTTTGTGGTTATAGTTTCATTCAATGAATCAACTACGTGAAGTGATACCGAATAAGCACTATCAAGCGATTTGTATTTCATGCTGAATACAAGACTATCAGCACGATATGTAGAGTCCATTTTATGGATTTCGGTTTCACTGCGAGTATTAATCTCGGTGATTTTTTTCTGGGCGAATACTCCTTCAAGTACGATGCATACTATCAATACCAGTATCGCTATTATTTTAGGGTCTTTTATATATTTCATATCGGGTCCTTATGTTTTTCACTGTCCATCTTAGCGAATTCCTTAATTTTCTTAATGACTTCATCGCTAACTTCTTGAGTATTTACTTCTTTCCCAGCGGATTTGTTGACAATTTTTTTACCGAAGTATAGTGCCATTGCACCGATTACTGGCATGATTGCTTCAATGGAGAATGTTTCCATTGGAGTCTGTGCGAATTTATAGACGAAAATCATTACCATAATGTTCGTAATACTGAGATCACCCAGTTCATCAATAATTCGAATGAATTTAAGAACTGGTTTGATGTACTTGATGTAAAAATTAGAGATTGCATTTTTCAAGATAGTTACCATTAGTATATAACACGTAGTAAATATATGTCGAAAAGGGAGTCTTTCGACTCCCTATGTTATTCTGATTTGTGAATGATGGATATTTTTCTGAACAGTTTGATATTTTTTCGTCTTCCTCGTGGGTCCAAAGATTTTTTTCGAGATTTCGATTTGGGCACCACCGGAACAACTGGAACAACAGGGACAGGGACCACAATTTCGGGTTCTGGTTCCACGGGAACAACGATTTCTGGTGCGGTGTAACTAGCTGAATAGAAATTTTCTGCTATCCAGTCTCTTTCATCGATAGGGCTTTTTTCAAGATTGAGTTTGTAAGTCATGTGGAATCCTCTCCGTATACACTAAGTTTATAAACTTTGTCTGGAGGGGAATTATGGCCTGTAACTCATGTAACAATATCAATTGCCAGTGCAACACTGGATGCAATTGCAACGAAGGTATCCGATTTGGCACCAGCAGAATCGTAGATAGCCATATGTTAGGTAATAAACAGGGAAGAGCTGTATTTTATCAAGGCGGTGGCTGTGATATAGTGCCTAAAGCCTATGTTCCATCAGTATGTGGAATGCTCACCAGTAATGGACCTAAACAGGTCGGATGTCAGCAGTGGGGATCAAATCCTGCCCCCGAAAGCGAGGGTCAGGATTGTTTGAACTATGTATTCAACAAGAATCGATTCGGTTAACGATTGAATGCTTCTCGAAGCAATTCAGTTTTAACCTTTTCAATCTTCTCATCGTCAACTGATACAGGAAGATCCATATTCTCTGCATAGGCTTTGTCACCACGTTCTTTGAGGGTTTTGCATTCTTGCAATACGTCATCGAACCGAACATTGCCCATGCGGATCTCCATAAGAGATTCACGGTCGATATTTCGTCTATCAACCATAACCCCTTTACCTTCCATGATTTCAACACTCATTCTCAAAAGACGAATAAGATGCATCGCATGTTTACAATTACCCTGAATACTGATATTGCCATTTCGTCGAGTAACTAGTGTGGAATTTGAAACCGAGAAACATACAATGCGTTGATCGGTTACCGATTTATGTGTTACATTAGTTGATTTAATTAATCGTTTAGTTTGAGATGCATTTTTATCACAGAATACTTGATACATAACAGATGGCTTATTAGTAAATGATGATACCTGCTCATATGGTCCATATACATTCGATAACCAACCCGATAAAAAACACAACTCATTCACATCATCGGCCAAATATTTATTCGTTGTATAATAAATGATATTGGAATCAATCGTTTTATGTTTGCGAATAGTACCATCTCCATTTACCATTGCATCGAACAATACTTCTTTTAAGCGTTTACTTAATCCCATTACATATCTAGGTATTCTCTTAGATGTAGAATAATGACCACATTCGTAATATAATTTGTTCCGAATGCTTTTATGTGTTATTACTAACGAAGCTTCTACAATATTACCATTGGTATATTCATATACCTTAGCTCCTAGTAATTTACCATATTTATTACAAAATCTAATAAAATATGGGTACAAACGATTATCTTTTTTCTGTGATATTTTGATTGATTTTACTTTACCATCCCTGAATTCTAATGTACCATCTGATAAATACCATCCCATTAATGATAAATAAGCGGTTATTGGAAACGCAATATCACTAAGCTCGATCAACTCAACTGGTAATTCACTGGTCTTTTTAACCGGAGTACATGTTTGTACTATATTGAACGCATCGGGTACATGAGATGCCATATTCAACTTCCATTTACCCGATGTATTTAGATTGCGTGAAAACTCTTGTATAAGCATATTATGATTTGCGGTTACAAGCGTATCTAAATGGGTTCCGCTAAAATGATACATATTCCCATTATAAATACCATCAAATTTGTCATAAAATGTCTGATATTCGAGTTTGAATTGAGGTCTATGCGAATATCCACCGTCAGGACAATCCCAAAATACGGTTGCTAATGTATTAGAATCATCAATGTCATCGAATTTTTTCCATCCATCATTGGTTAAAAATTCTGTATCATCTGAATAACAATCATACCCACTTTTTTGTTCTAGAATCTTACGTTTCTCGTTTCGATTCTTGCTCCAGCGTTTGTATGCAGTCCACTGTTCAAGAGCTGCAAGATAACGAAGTTCGTTACGAGCGGCCCCAACAAATTCATCCTTCAAGAAACGACCTGAAATGCTACTAATCATACGAAGAAATTCTTTCTGGCCCTTCTTGTAATCCTTGATAGCAAACGGAAGATGTTCAGCATCTACATATTTCTTGAAAATGATCGCACCTTCATGATCGAACAAGAATTTGAATTCATTGAAGAATGAGTCCATATCCTCAGGTGCCACGTAATCGGTTGAGATTCGTGCAATCACGTCAATCTGTGTGCTGGGGAAAATACTTTCCTCAGGAAGATCGAAATCGGCCCGTGTAGGCTTAGACTTGGGAGGATTCAACAAATAGCCTCGGTGCATTTCGATGCGGTTCAACTGAGATTCAGCGTAACCCTGATATGCCCACTTAGCCTTCTTCGTGATGAACGTATCACGGATATCAACAATCTTCTGCCATTCAGGAGTTGTATGAACAATGCAGTGCTCAGGGGCGAATACAAAATCGATGATATTGGGATTGGTCTTCGACAACAAATCCAATACCTTGACAACATTGTATACAGTCTTGTCAATTTTTTCCCCATTGGCATCAACCCACTGTTCGTCCTGCTCGAACTCTTCAATGCCCATGATTACTCTGGGTGTAGGAAGACACACACCACCGAAATCTTCATCACTTTCAGCGTTGTTGGTTCCATACGCCTGTGAACCACGCATGAAAAGGAAAATAAGGTTGCGTTCGATTTCTTCTTTGGTCATCGTTCTTCTCCTACTAGATAATTTTCAAACATGGCTCGCATGCATAGGTTTGCATACTTTTGCTTGAACGGTATATTAGAGTTCATGGGATTCCCTTTGTATTAATCTTGGTTAAATTCAATCCAACCGCTTCCACCACCATCATTCCACGATTCCGCCCATTCCTTTTCTACGCTCCTGGCTAAAGCAATGGGATCGGTAATGGTGTTATCATAATCAATTTCAAAATCTTCCAATATATCTTGGATATCCTCTAGGGATTTGCATAGCTTGGTTTTTGTTCCGTCTTTCATAAGCTCGTATCCACCGATGTAACATAATTTTACATTGATGGACTTCTTGGCTTGTTCTTTGATTGCTTTGATTAAAGAATCTGATTCCCAAGTCTTCTGCGTCTTGATGAGTTTTATGATTTCTTGTTGGTTCATTGTTTATCCTTTTCTGTACTAGAATTTTGTGTGTTATTTACTATGCTACGGCGTATATCACGTGCTTCAATATAGATTGCATTCAGAAGTCCTGAAATGAAACCGAGAATATATGCTACAGCGATAGATTTTATAATCGTCATATCTAATGCGAACTTTGTTACTACAAAGAACATGACGGTGTACATAGCTAATACTATGATATGATTGTTTGGTCGTTTCATATGGAAATCCTTTTTATATTAATGTGAATTCATCTAGAATATCAAATATAGTAAACAGTTTGAACAAAACAGAGAGGAATGGCTGCAATCATCATCAGAATAAATACAATAAAGCCGATTGGATGAAGTATTCTGACTTTCTTTTTATCATTCATTCCCTTTACTTTGCATAGTAATTTACCAAGTTTAGTCAACCGACTCCCAGTCATGGAATGGCCAAGTTATTGTAACGAACATGAGCATTACAAAGACACTAGCGAATAGGAACGGATATGCTATGAGTACGACAGGCCATTGTATAAGTCTGATGTACCAATGCTTAGTGGATGTCAGTGATTTAAGGTTCATCCTATCTCCTGTAGTTCAACTGTGGCCATACACGTAGTCACGGAGGAAATAATCACCATTTTTAACTAGCAATAGATCAAAGTCAACATCGGACATGATTGTATGCGATTTTTTAAAGAAATCATCGGTGAATTGTAGTTTCCATTTATGTTCTTTGGTATCATAATTGAATGTAACTCTGTCCCATTCTTGATATGGGGGATTAAACAGTGGATCAATTCTGTTGAGTATGCTACAAAGAACTAAATCGGATTCAACATATAGGAATTGAGTGCCATATTGATTCATAATGCAATCTAATTTATTGTAGACTTTGAGGGCACGATCATTCCAATAAGACTGATCCGATCCTTCATCAAATGCCCATTTCAGTACATCCACTGGGATGCATTGATTAATTATTGATTTGTAGATTTGTACTTTCATAACGCCTAGGTAAGCCGCCAGTTTCCTACTGGTCGGCTTCACCGTTTGTTAGGCTTTGTTTTTCAACATCTTTCTTTTTAGACTCAATTACCTTACTCAATAAGTCAGCCTCAAATCCAGCGAAATTCATTAGTAAGGTTTGCATAAATTGGATACCGCTTTCCGTATACTGTGCTTTAAGCATCTTGTTAAGAACACCTTTACTCCATTTTACACCCAATAAAAATGAGTCGTGATTCTCTACAGGACTGTCACCAATCTTCATTGCCATTTTCTTTCTCCATAAGCCTAACATTTGTATTATTCCAATGTTACCTTTTTTCTAGATATCCTTTGCCATGACACTCATGACAGGGGTAAATATAGAATTTTTTGAAATTTGTACATCACAAAAGCCTATTTTTTCACAGGAGGTCATAATTATGTCCGCACTCGAATTGCTTGAAAAATTAGGGAACCCACTTCGTTATTACGATGGTCGAAATATGCAAATTGTACAGATGTCTCTTTGTATCAAAAAAGAAGATGCTAAGATACTGTTCTATGATTATGACGGAAACGAAACTGATACATGTATGTTTCCGCATAAATGGAGATTCGTGTGGGCAACCGCACCGATTGACCCAGATATGTTCTCAATGGCAGTACGAGATGTATATGATGTAGATGACGTACCATATTACTATGTCACTATCACATTGACACCCAATATTATTCTGGATTCGTATCGAGAACAAATCGATCCACCAGAAGTAATTGATTGGGAAAATCAACTACTTCCGTGGAAGAAATACGATCACTACACTTATACTTCTAAGTAACCAGCCGCCTCTACGTTGACAACCAGTTTCTTTGCAATTCGTTGAAGGCTGAATACATCTGGATACTCTTCAGTTAATATATCAATCCATTTTGGATGCATTCGCTCGTTGAAAAATGAATCGACCAGCGATGTGCATTCAATTGTGGATATTGCATTCCCAGACACACCGAATTTATCGGGGTGTTTCACCACGATATCAATGATGATACGAGCATATAGATCACGTTGATATTCAAATGTACCTTCTTTACTCATTTGAAAATCTCCTCATATGACGGCAGTGGATCAAGATCAACTGTCTCAAACTTACGCTTGTTCATGTTTGACATAATAGGATCGATCTTATTGTACGGATATCCAAGTGGATTGCATATCATATACGGCCCTTGGTCATGCTGATGGAAAAATGGATCATGTGTATGACCAAATACCCACTTAGCATCCGGTTTCATTCTCGAAAGAAGATCTTCACCATCGAAGCAATAAAACGTACTTTCAGGAATCCGATAATGACTAGGAAGATGTGACCATGTTGGTGCAACGTGTGTGACCACCAGATCGCACACATCAATAATGTTTCCCAGCATAGCCTTCATCTGTTCAGCATATTCAAGTGAATTGATTTCACGTGTTCGGGTATATGGAACCTGAATGTAATTTGCATCGTTCAAATATTCACGCCATCTGTGAATGAATTGATCGTCAGTCATATTCCAGACCGATTTTCCATAACCGTTGTCATACCATGCTCCGCACCCACCAATGATATGACCACCCACCTGAATAGTATCACCATTCAGATAATGAACCCCATCGATTTTGTCGGCGAGTTCGATCATATTGCTCAGCCGCATGAACGAATCGTATTTGAATTTCTTCTCAATCTTGTTCGATACCATGTACAAATCATGATTCCCATGAACCCAAATGATTTGCTTATATGTCTCACGCAGAATCTCAAAAAGCATCGCATTCTGCCAATTATAATGACCAATGTCCCCAGCGATAATGAGAACCTCGGATGGTGTTTCTGGGAGTAAGTGCGAAACAAGCAGCGAAATCATCTCCCGCTGCTTGTGTTCACTCTTAACACTATCTGGGTTGACCCAGAAATCGAGGTGTAAATCGGATGTTACGTCAACTGTCACTTTGTATCCTTGCAACTCGTGCCAACATGGACTTGAGTCTTTCGTCAGTGAATGTGTTATTCTTAGGTCTCACAGCCTTATGAACAGCTTCTCGCAATGCTGCAAGGTTTCCATTCAAGTAGCTCAAGACATAATGAATATAGTCTTTCGGAATGTTCTTCTGGATGAAGAAAAATCTGTCTCTACGACCATCCACATCATTTTCGAAATGAGGTACAGTCTTAGCGTATTCCACAACCTCGTTGTAAAGGTTCTGATGTAACGATTCGATTGTGTACTTCAGCTCGTCAACAGTATGACGGAATTCTTCGGGCAAGTCAGCCAGAAAATCATCAGGTATAGTGAGCGTATCGGTGTCAAGTTCTCTCCAGAAATGCAGAGGAGTAACTGCACACATCTTACGATGCACATTGCAGTAAGCTTCTCCCTTCAGCTTGAACTTGTATCCATTTCTGAAGGTGATGACAAATCCTTCTTCGTTCACAGTAAGCTGCTCACGAGCCTTGAAAATGTCTTCGAACTTTTCGAACACAAACGCCTTTACCACATCGCTGCCAATCTTTTCAGCCTCGGCCACGAGGTAGTCATACCAGAATTCTTTCTGAGTTGCGGTATCGATGATACCAGTCAACACAAGAGCTTCCTTGTCGCCATAGTCAACGACAATTCGATTCTGAGGATAGATGATCTCAAACAAGTACGTATGATCCTTATTCATCTTGTCCACATCAATGAAGTTGTGGAGATATGCCGATGCCCACAGAGCTTGTTCGGAAACAAACGATCCACGAGTCTTCACATACCACTTTCCATTGTAGTAGAACACGATAGCACATGAATTATGTACCAATATACCATGAGCAAAATAGTTATGCGTTTCTGTTTCTAAGTCATATGCTTGCTTGCTATTATTTAACTTACTATCATGTGATATATCATATTCAATATTAACGATTGATTCAGGTTGAAGTATTCGATCTGATTTGAATGTCATATTAAATAATATAGAATCCGATTCTGTTCTATACATCTCAGGTAATTTATATTTAAATGATTTAACAATATATGGCGATATTCGTTCCCATATATGGTTAATTTCATTATTCTTACCAGAATTAATACAAATTGTCCACCCTTTATTGTTAATAATGGAAACTGGTACATTACCAAACAATTTAATAATAGCACGTTTTAATCGGTCGCATGAATTATATGAAAATGCATTAGTAGCTAACCTAATAGATGGATATTTATTTGTATGAGTATTCCGATAATTAATTGAACCATCATCCATATACCATATAGCGAATGAAAAATCAGTCAATGTTAAATCATCAGGAACCGTTTTAATACCAACTCTATTATACCATGCATTCCTTATAGGAATAAGTGATTTCATATACAAAGTTCCATACGGATGCATCTCAGACCCATATCCAGATACTTGCATAGCTCGATGATTATTACAAACATCACTTAAAATATGTCGTTTTAATTCTACATAATCCATGTGGTCTTTGTTATGATACCCTTGTACAACAGCACTAGTATTACCATTCATAGATATACTACTATCACCTAATAAAGTTCCCGTCAAAAACTCCATCTGTAATGGACTTAATACAACCTTAGTTGAATAAATTGTATCATTCATGGACAATGATTTTACATCGATATAACCACGATTAGTCAAAAATTTATGGTTATCTGTAACACGAATAACATTATTAAATCCACGTCCAGATGCACGGGGATTCCAATTATGTGAGGTATGTAATTTAACCCAATTATCTTTACGTCCATTTCTATATTTACGTATTATTTTTGTTGGGACTACATGTTGTAATACGTGATCGAAACCCATGACATGCGTTATATTAGGATTTTGAATAATTTTACCCAAGTATTCATATGATCCATCAGGTAACATGATGGGTGTGTAGAAATGCATGCATCCATCAGCCTTTTCCAGAATCATTGACTCACCATCAAAATTAGGGTGATACTCAGCAGGCAATCGTTCAAGCATTTCTACCGAACGATCATCACCGCCGTCAAGCTCTTCCTTGTTCCAAAACTTACGAAAGGGGAACGCAATCAGCTTTCCGGTACTTTCTTCAAAGACAATACCACGAGCATTGATTGTGATCTCGTCCCAATCCATAGTGAACGTGATAGTCTTATTGTAGTCGAAAGATACCAGTCCATCGAATCGGTGGACTGTAAGATTTTCACGTTCAAGAAACTTATGTAGGTTAAACTTTGTCATGTAGTGCAATATAGAAAATTATCAGTATTTGTCAAATGTAGAAATGATATTTTATAAACCATGGTAAAGATAATAGCGTAAATATGGCATCATCTGACAAAAAAGCTCGTTTTGAATCCCAATTCACATCATTTGTGAACCGATTCCGCAATGCTCAGAACGATCAGCTTATTGATGCTATCATGGAAGGATTTGAGTATATCTATCATCCAGACCATGGCGATCCGAATCCATATGCCCAATCTCCTACGATTGAGCCACCCGATCCAATATTTAACTCATTCTTACATAGAATCCCTCAGTATTCACAACTTTCAGAAATGGAAGAGGAATTGCTGTCTCAAGTATGCTCCAAATATGGAGTTACCTCAGAAGATGTCAAGATGGATTATATGGTGAATCATAGCGATGAAACACCACTACATTATCTGAATCGAGTGTTAACCGATCCCGAAAAGAATGAATTCGATGTGAATGTTCGTTACATAGAGAAAGATCATGTATATGAGGGTAAAATTCCAGCTCAATATCGGGATAACAAAGATCCCACGAAACGCATCAATTATGACGATGCGAATCCTACGTAAGACGCTGTTCAATTATCTCGATGAAATCCTTGGTCATCTTATCCAAGGTTCCGTGTGATACAATCACGTCATATTTCTTCATTAGTTTCAGTTCACCTCTGAATTCGTTCACTCTTTTGTGAACATCTTCATCAGATGTGTTTCTGGCTTTCAATCGATCAACAAGTTCAGCGACTGGAGGCGGCTCAATGAAAATTGTAACTGCATCTGGATATGATTTCTTGAACTTTTTCATCCCCTGTACATCAAGAATTACCAATACATTTTTATCGGCATTGTTATTGACTTCGGCATGGGATAATCCGTATGTATTGCCATATACAACTGAGTGTTCAACGAACTCATCCCCAAGTATTCTCAGTTCCATATCATGCTTATCCATGAAATAGTATTCGTCACCCTTCTCTTCAGGGCGAACTGGGCGAGTGGTGCACGTCTTCAACCGATACAGTTCAGGATGTTTCTCAAGTAATGCATTGACTAGAGTTGTTTTGCCAGATGCTGATAGCGAAGAAATAACAAACTTGGTTCCCATGATGATCCTTTTTCACAATTATTACTGACAAATATACAAAAATACTGGTTTTCGAGGGGTGGAAAAATGATTTTTAAGGAAAAGGCGTTAGTTTCAATGACAAAATACAAATGTTGGTTCCCATTATGCGAATATGAAACCGACAGTAGATCAAAAATCGACTTCCATCATGTAACTCCACGTGAAATTGACCCACGTAGTAAGATAACTGTGCCCTTATGCAAAACTTGTCATGCTCTGATATTCCATCCAGAGGCAAAAGCTGGGCAACATTCTATCAATAGTGACCGAAGCATGCAAATTTTAGGGATATACAAATCGACTGCGGGTGAATCGATCCACTATATGAAAGCAGATGGTACGAAAATCTATTATTTTCCCAGAGATAAGACTATCTGGAATGATTAGAATCCGAGTTCAGCTAAATCCTTGGAAGTCAATCCAAGGTTTTCTTCAAAGCTCTTAGGCTGATTGTAATCAGCAGCATCGATCTGCTCATAGGAATCAAGATCGTGGCTTCTACCATAGCTAGGCGACATGAAATCTGAAGTTCCGATATTATCTAACTCAGGTTCATAGTCTACTGTATATCTATCAGCTAGGCTTTCCCCTGATCGTTGAAGGAATGCCATGATATTATTACCATCCATCGACGCATTGAATGCAGATCGGCGGCTAAATTGGGTGGTCGCATCTACTCTTTCGACATCACGTACATCAGCGTACCCTTCAAAGATACAAGAATATCCCTTAAGGACGTTCTCCATAAGGGATTTATTCTCTTCCAGTGACAAAGCATGTAGAAATTTTTTAAGATCCTGTTCCATGCAAATAGTTTATAACAGGAACCGAATTACTTAAATGCTTTTACATACTTGCGGTATTCGTTTGGTAGTGAATACAACGTAATGAGTATGCCATTTCCAGAAAATAGGTATACAACATCACCATGTATCCGTATATTAGTGGCGGTCTTGTATGCTAAAAAAGTATCGGTGATGTATTTGTTCACTCTTCCGTTTGTATCGCAGTGTCGGATTCCTTCATGAAATGCCCGATAAGCCATTTTATCGAGAACAGTTGATTTCCATCTGAACCTACTCTTGGCTCTCTCATATGCATGACGTGAAACTTGTAGCGTGATATCATCTGACATAGTCAAAGTCCGGCTAATTTCGCATCAAGTTCCTTTGCCATTTTTTCTTTGATGACCATAACGAACACTTTGGCAGGACTTTCTTCTTCGATCATCTGAGCGATCACGTGGAAATCATTCATGAGAACACATCCTTCACACCCTTAAACCGGAGGAGTTTGGAGGGACGACCCTTGGTGGGTGCCTCACTCATTTTTCCAGTTTCTTCGATGTCATACAGACCAAGAATTTTGCGGCGGAAATTCGGAGCAATCAGCTTTCGATCCAGAATGACTTCAAACACGGTCTGAAGTTCAGTCCATGTGAACTCTTCAGGCAGAAACTGAAATGCCAGATCAGAATATGTCACACGACCCTGAAGTCGGACATACAAATCACTTAGAATCTTGTTGTGGTCGAATGCCAGCTTGGGCACATCCTTGATATTCATCCAGCAGTATTCCGATGCATCATCAGCAGCCTTGATGTTCTGTGCCTTGATAACCGATGAATCAACACATGCATAATATGCAACCGTGATGACACGCATGCGAGGATCACGATTCACATCACCATAGGTGTAGAGCTGATGTACAGAAATTCCCTTTACACCAGTTTCTTCTTTCAATTCACGCAGAGCGGTTTTTTCCAGCGATTCCTTCTTCGGAATTTCGAGGAACCCACCCGGAGATGCCCACTTTCCACGGAACGGAGGATTCTTACGCTTAATCATGAGAATCTTCAATTCACCTTCATCGACAGTGCAAATGCAAATGTCAACCGTTACTGATGGCTTTTCGTATGCGTCCTTGTCGTAGTTGGACACATCATCCAACAGTTCATGACCTTCAGCAGTTTTTTTGGATATATTCATTAGTTACCTTCCTTGTACAATCTGTACTCTTTGATGGAGGTTATGACCCAATCAGATACCACACTTTCCAGTTCTTCCCAGTTGATCCCAGTTTCATCTTCACGTGCACACATGCTGCGAACCATTGTTGAACTGATGTCCAACATTTCGATATCACGAAGAACAGTGTGCCAAGGTCTATTATACCACGGAGCTTCGCCGCTCATGAACACATTGAGTTCACCATGCCTAAATCCACCCTGTGTAGTATGCACGATATTATCAAGGACATTTACGTTTATAGGCTTCGGTCTGGGTAGAACGATAAATCGTTCTTTCTGGATCAACGATTCACCATTTTTCCAAGTCTTCATGCTGTCAGCATTATCCTGACCAATGATGATACGATAATCATGGTTCTGGTGCTTACGTAGATTTTCCAACATAGAAGTCGTAGATCCATCGTAGTCGGGTTCCAACGTAGCAATGGCATTTTCAATACGCATTACTTTCACGATATCTTTCGGAAATTTGGCATCTTTCAAAAATGCACGATCACACATTTCGCAGCGAATCTCGTAAGGGACCATGTTCTTCCCATGAAAATGAACATAGGTAGGAACCACCCAGATTTCATCAACAATATTGGCATCCAGTACCGACTTGATGACATGAGTGTGACCGAGAGTGGGGGGATTAGCTGCTAGGCCATAAATACCAATGATTTTAGGCATTGAATTCCTCCGTTGTCATGAATCGAACGCCAATCGCTTCCATTTCTTTCTGGAATTTCTGGCCGAGTTCTTCGAAAGTAGGAACGCTGGTTGTACAATCGCTCAGAATGATGATCTTCTTAGGATTCAGTTCATTTTTAATCAGGTCACGCACGGTGTTTGCCAGACAGTGAGACAGTGCTTCACCAGCAACCACAACCTGATCGAACCCTTGAAGTTCTTTCACCAGATCCTGATTGACATCGGTTTCGGGATTTCCTTCAACCGGAACTTCAGCTTTCACCGCAGAGTAGTGCTCAGTAAGAGGATTCTGACCTTTACGCACGATTACAGGGCTGTTGAATTTGGTTTCTTCCCATTCACGCAGGGCATCGGCCAGTACCGTCACCATCGCAGCACCTTCAGTACCTGCAATGCAGTGATATGGCCAGATTACGTGAGGGTAATTTCCTTGCTCTTCCAGTTTCTTCAAATAGAATTCACTCCAGTTCTGATAAGCAGGAACCTGTGCAATCCATTCACCATCAGCGACTTCTTTGCGGCTGATAATAGTAAACGGAGCAGGAGGAGCACCTTCTTTGTCCATCCACCACATGGGATGTGCAATGTCGAGATACGCATGGTCATCGAACGTCACGTAGATGTCGCTGATCTCCAATGCGTTTCCCATAATGAACGCAGCAAGTCGTTCCATGTCTTTATCGGCACCGGGGACATAAAGACTGCCTCCTGCAATAGTGCGTTCAGCAAAATCACATCCAGTATATTTTCGAAGCTGTTCTTTGATAGGGACCATTTCCACATGAGGGGCTTTGCAGAAGTCATTCTGGGGATCAATGATGAGCAATGCTCGATACATATTGGACATGTAGAGTTCTCCTTTTTATCGTTTCGATAATAATATAGATTTTAATCAAGGATTGTCAATCATATTTTTATCAAAATGGTAAAAACTCAGATTGCCATGATGCTATCACATTTGGTAAACACGATGGTATCGATCTGGGAAACAAAATAATCCGTTCTCTGCTGGATTGATAACAAATACCAAAACACAAGCACCAACAAATGCAGCACCTAAAAGTGATACATATGTTGGTTGATTTTCATGTGTGTAAAGGTATGTGCTAATTCGAATGACACTTAGGAATGGTAAACAAAACGAAAGTATCGTAATCAGCAACGCCTTCATAACTAACTCATTTTCACAGAGTATAGTTTAGTTCCATTCACGAACAGAACCTTGTCGATACCATCATATAATGGCATGTCAAGTTCGGCAGGACATCCTGTAAGCTCTTTGGTTCCACGCTTATTATCCATGAACAACTCAAGAGTATCGTCATTGATAATGGAAGCGACCATACCATTCTGCTTAACCATAAAGTTCACACTATGATATCCAATGTCGGAATCAATGCGTATATCATACCCAGTGAAATCCTTATTGAAGAAGAACACAAACCGATCATACTTACCGTTCTGTTCTCCGATAAGGATCATCACGTTATTGATCCTCTTGGCATCGATAATACGATATTTTTCCAATTCAGGAACCATGAGATTAGCACATTTTTTATGTTCAAATGGCACCGAGATCTGACGCTTACCGAATAGATCCTGAATCACAACCCCTTCAAACATCTTGTAGACGGAGCCGATCTGAGCGACCACATGAGACATGTGAATGATGTTTCCAATTTTGTCGAAGTAATGTTCCACCAACTGTCCGTTACTGGACACAGTGTACACATGGCCATTCGATGTCATCATATGGTCACATGCAGTTTCACCGAGTTTGTTCTTATTGAAATCAAAGAATCCAACTCGATTCCCGCTCTTGGTTGCGATGACAGGAGGCTCACCCATGACGTTCACCAGACGGATTTGATCCTGAGGTGAATTGAATGTCATCACTTTATCTTTCTTGCGGTACACCGCATTCTGGGTAACAATATATGGGAATCCATCGAAATACCGAACATCCAAGATGACATCACCATAGTCATGTACGAGATCCACCAAGAAGTTGCCAACATCACTGATAACATCAGGTGTGAATCCGGGGACATATCCAATAGAGCCAGCAATCGGAGGTACAGAGCGACCGCCCTTGATGAACACATCTTTATACCAAGCCAATTGATTGTTTGGGATACCACTGAAATCCTGACAGTTCACTGGAATTTTCACAGCAGGATCGAACACCGAAATGTTCTGCTTCATTCGCTCATCGAGTTCAGTGGTAGCGTAGTCTGGGTGACGACCCTTGTAAGGATGAACCCCAGTATACATCTGGAATGTAACCACTGCCCAAGAAAACCAATCGGATTCCAAATCGAATTTGCCAAATGGAAGTCTGCGGTCACGCACACTATCCATGATGGCAGTACATGGGAAACTCGGAGTCTGGTATGAATCCACATCGATGTGATACGGGATAGCGAACTTGGAATCCACCAAGAAATTCATTTCATTGTAGTCACCCACCAGAATTTTTTCTTTATGCAGATCGTTAAGCTGCTTCTGCATCTGGGTAACTAATGCCACAGTCATTTCAGGGGTGATTCGGTTGTCACCCTTAAACTTACGAGAGAACATCTTTGTCAGATATTCAGTGTTGTCAACAAATGGCATTGTAAACCCAATTGCTTTCTTTGTCTTGGGATCATACAATACATCTTTTGGAGCCAACACATTCGCAGTAGTGATCTTCTGCAATTCCAGAATTTTTCCTTCAGGAATCATCTTTGCAGGATCATAATAGATCTTGTATGCAAGACCGTCCTTCACATACACGACACCTTCACCACCCTGAGCCTTATACTCTTTTTGGGTTAATGTAACTTTGGTTTTACCACCGACTAATACAGTTGCTGTGCTCATAATTAGTCCTTTAGCCAAATGGTTGCAATGGACACATCATCGAAATTTTCGAGGCCCTGCTTTTCAAATTTACGCATAGCCATGTTCATACGGCGTTGAACAAATTCACCTTGGAAATTCTTGAAAGAATTGATTTCCTTTACAATGTTCGATGTACTTGCGGCACCAGACACACGTTCTCCCATGTACTTGCTGCTATACTGGAATGCACTCACACCATCACTCATGATGCTAATGAATTCCTTTTTATAGATAGGAATCTTGAAAAAAACATGGTCATGATATGGCAATGTCATACTGATAGGGAAATGTTCAATTTCTTCCCCGGTATCGGATATAAGAACTTGTTTGAAAGTCTTATTCATGTTGAATTGTTGCTTGTATGCGTTGGCATTCATGATACTAAGATCATACGTCAAATAATACGGAGCACCGCTCAAGAATTCGACAGTACAAATTGTCAACACATTGGTTTCGAAATCTTTATATGCGAATGTTCCATCACCACGCATATACACATAGATGTTGCTGTCGTATTGGAATGCCATCAGTAGTGTGGCATCACCAACTGAGATATCGGATTCAGTTGCTTTAAGCATCGAACCTAAGTTGGCTCGAATGTCATTTTCAAGAAGCGAGTATTTCTCGTCCTCAGTGTCGGCGTAATCGAACGCTCGACTATTATGAATTCCTACCAGAGTACGCTTCGCAGACCGAGCCAACAGCCTAGCACCAAAATCAGTGTCATCAGAACCAGAGCATCCATCACATACAATGATGAATGGGTTACCAGCAATTTCACCATGCATGGTATAATCTTCACAAACTTTGTGGCTCACGCCTTTGGTAAAAAATGAATCGGTCTGCATAATAGCTCCTTAGTCAGCTCTGTATTCCATTACGTATTTCTTAGCGTCTTCTTTACTGAGATATTCACTGAAAAGACCGCACCGAATCGTAGAATAATCACATAGATCAATCAGTTCACAAATGATTTCTTTTTGTCGTTGGTTATCATGCTGTGCCATTGCACTAGCAGAACTTCCAAGCTGATTATGATTCTCCAAAAAGAGGGGGATTATTCCCCCTCTTGTATTGAACATGTTACAGAGTGAAGTTCACAGGTTGCGAAGGACCGCCGCTACCCAGACTCTGAGACTGAGAAGACACGCTCTGACTGATGAAGTTCGCCAGCTTAGCCAGCTTGCTCGAAGTGACATCGCCCAGAGAAATGTATTCATCGAATCCAGCATCGGTCTTCAGGTTCGCCAGATCGCCCTGTACGCCAGTGTCGTTCACACCAACCAGAATGGCACGGATAGATTCCAACTGCTCATTCTGACGGACACGCTGCAATGCAGCCTTCACATCGGCGGCACTCGTCAACTTGCGAGAAGCATTTTCCCAACCATCAGTGATGACGAAGAAAATACCGTTGCAGAAGAAATCCTGTGCTGCCATCTGCTTTCCGTATGCTTCGATAGATTCCAGAGCACTTCCGGCAGCATCGAACAGAGGAGTGCAACCACGAGGATTCACGGTGCCAGTATAGTGACCATCAGGAATATTGCTCAGGTTCATGAACCCGTGGAATTCGTTGATGTTGTCATTCACACGGTCAGTGAACCCAGCGACACGCACCAAAAGATTTTCGGCCTGAGGAGACTTCTTACATGCCTCGATTACGGAATTCAGAGTCTTTTCCAGTTCGGGTTTGAACGTGTCAACCGAGCTGGATTCATCGACCAGAATGGTCACCAGTGTGTATTCACTTCCTTCCAGCGATGCGATATCGACCGCACTGAAAGTGAAGTTGTTGAGAGTCTTGTGGACTTCAGTATCGTCTTTACCCATCAGTTTCATTGTGGGCCTCCTTAGGCGAAATAGGTGGTGGTTGTGGACAGACGCATGCCACGAGCAGTCATTTCGGTGACGAACTGCTGACCGAGGACTTCGAATCCAGTTACATTGGAGCAAGCGTCTTCCAGAAGGACGAAACGCTTCACCTGTTCATCGGTGAACTTGGAGGCAATGTCACGAATGGTGTTGGCCACGCAGTGAGACAGTGCTTCACCAGCAATCAGAATATCACCAGTGCTGTCACGCAGAAGTTCAACCAACTTCGTGTTCAGAGAAGTGGTCACATCTTCGGGATCTTCCACGTCAGCCTTCACAGCGGAGTAGTGTTCGGTGAACATATTGGAACCCTTGGTCACCATGTTCACAACTGCGAATGTCTTTTCCCAAGTACGCAATGCAGTGTTGAGCACGTCAACCACAGCAGCACCGGGGGTGCCAATCAAACAATGTTCAGGCCAGATGCACAGGACATAGCGACCACCATCGGCGAGGGCCTTGACGTAGGCTTCAGAACGCTTCTGGAAACCGGGGTTGTAGGAACGCCACTTGCCAGTGGTCACATCGTCCATCGTAATCAGAGTGAAAGGAGTAGGATGTTTTCCAGCCTGATCCACCCACCAGATGGGATGTGCGATGTGCACAGGGTGATGAGAGTCGAGAGTAACGTTGATGCTGTCGATGTTGTCAACGTTTTTGGTAATCATTGCCGCAAGACGTTCCATATCTTCATATGCACCGGGGATAGACAGTGCCCCAGTAGGAAGACAGAAATCGTTCTGCGGATCGATGACGATGAGGTGAGCGTTTTTCATGTTGGTTCTCCTTTTTGATGAAAAATCAGTTGCCCAGCAGCTTTGCTTTGATCTCGTAATAGCGTCTGCTGAAATACACACAGTTCAGGGTTTCACGGTAATCGAAACCGAATGCTCGGCGGGATACCGCAAGTACAGGGGGAGCTTGTACACGTTTAGCGATGGCCATGCCCTTGAAGAGCTTCCACCAACGTTCCAAGTCATCCACGAATTCTTTGGAATTCGCAAACAGGGTTTCGATCTTGGCTTCGGGTTGATTGATTCCAAGCTTTGCGAACAGTTCACGCTTGTAGTACCATTCGATCACTTCGGTGGGAGTCACACGATTCCAGTTTTCCACCCATGCCTTGAACAGTTTGTCATGATACCAGTATTTGATCGGATCACCCTTACCTGCATCCAGAGACTGTTCAGCACTCAGTTCAGCGGATGGGATGATGTCGAAAATGGCCTGTGGGATGACTTCTCCGTTACGATTGAGGTATTCCCCTAGTTCGTACACTTGAGTCTTCCAAAGGTCAGCCAGAGCCGCTAGAAAGCCAGCATGGTCGCCATACATGGTGCAGTAACCAACGGTGGTCTCGGTCTTGTTGCCATTATTGGTGAACACGCCACCAAAGGCACAAGACAGTGCGGACAGGATGCGGGACGATCTGTCACGAGCCTGAACATTTTCGAGATCAAAATCACTCAGTTTGAGAGTGAATTCATATCCCTTTCCATCTATGACAGACTTCTTGTTAATCTGACGCATAGTCAGAGCAACGGAATCGCCGATGGGAATGATGGTGTAGAAACAACCAATGTTGTTTGCCAGTTCAGAAGACAGACCAATGGTAGTCTGGCTATTGAATTCACTAGGCATATTAACCAGCAGAAGATTTTCAGGACCAACCACTTCAGCATACAGAGCAGCCGCAACCGCAGAGTCGATACCACCGGAAGACCCGATCACGATCCGTTTGATGCCACACTGATCCAAATAGGTCTTGATGCCATACTTCAGAGCCGCATAGATTTCTTCGATCTCGCTGAGTTCAGGAATTTCAATTAGCTCCATATCACCAGAGATGATATCTTTGCGTTCAGGACTGTAGTTCACGGTCATTGCATATGTATCAAACATAGGAGCCTGATCCATCTTCACACCATTGCGATTGTACACCACCGTAGAACCATCGAAGCCGAAAATGGTCTTGCCATTGTTCTGCAACCCGATAGAGTTCACGTACAGAACCGGAACATTGTTGATCTTTGCGTGTGCTCCGAACGTGCGGTCACGTGCAATGTTCTTTCCGGTAGTGAAAGGAGAACAACTCAGGTTCAGAATCAGTTCAGCCCCATTGTCACAGAAAGACTTGATGGGCTTTGTGGTGTAATCACGATCCCAGCCATCTTCGCAGATAGTGATGCCGATCTTCACACCATTGATTGTGATGGGCTGGTAAGGATCTTCCACCTTGAAACGATCAGCGAACCATTTCATGGTCTGGAAATGACGAGGCTCTTCGAATTCACGATAGTTGGGAAGTAGAGACTTCGGTTGAACCGTAAATCCATGTGCGAAAGGAACATAGTGACCATTCTGAGCAACGAATGCTCCATTCAGTTTTGCCACACGACCGTCAGTACCATACAGATCAGTGAGATCCAATCCAGTTTCGGAAATCTTGACGTAAGTAACATTGCCGAACACAATAGTAGGGCCATTTGCAGAGAGCTTGGTGACACAGTCACCGTAATACATGCAGTCTTCTATGTAGGAGGTTTCTTCCCACATGTCACCGATCAGATAGCCAGAGATACACAGTTCAGGGAGAACCAGAAACTCGATACCATCGAACTTCGCTGCTTCAACGATAGTCTGAATGGTTTCGAAATTTTTCTTAGGGTTCCCCGGAACCACTTCCATTTGTGCAAGGCGAATGTTCATGCGTTCTCCTTAGTCCTTGATCTTGTATACACGTTTCAGGTAGTTCAGGAATTCTGCGTCTTCGCACATTCCCTTGCCCTTGGAATCAGAGATCTTCGCAACGGGATTGCCATTGCATTCGACCATCTTCATCACGATCTGGAGGGGCTTGACACCAACGTCATTGGTGAGGTTGGTTCCAATACCGAAGCTGGTCATAATGCGACCACGGAACTGTTCAGCCAAACGGAATGCCAGCGGGAAATCCAGACCATCGCTGAATACAGCGGTCTTGGTTGCAGCGGGAATGCCCAGTTTGGTATAGTGCTCGATCAGACGTTCACCCCATTCAAACGGATCACCACTGTCGTGACGGCATCCGTCATAGAGCTTTGCGAAGTACTTGTCGAAATCACGCAGGAACGCATCGAACCCAACCACGTCAGAGAGGGCGATACCGAGATCTCCACGATATTCTTCAACCCACTGCTGAAGCATGTAAGAGACAGATTTCACCAGAGGAACTTCACCGAGTCCCTGACCAGCCTGAAGGTATTCATGAGCCATCGTGCCAATGGGCTTCAACCCATACTTCATGGCCAGCAGAACGTTGCTGGTTCCGGTGAACATGGTGCGGTCCAGTTGCTTGCTGAGAGTAGCCACAACTTCTTCGTGCCAGTCACGGCTGAAGCGGCGGCGAGTTCCGAAGTCATTTATGACCATGCGGAGACGTTTGGAATACTGATGTCCCTGTTCGATCTTTTCCTGAAGACGAGCACGACCTTCAGTGAAATCCATATCAGGGTATTCATTGCGAGTGTACACTTCCTGTACGATAGCCAGTACAGGAACTTCGAACCAGATAACGTCACGCCAAGGACCTTCGGCAACGATCTGGAGTTCACCAGCTTCGTCCACATAGCACTTGATCTGGTCACGCTTGAGCTGGATCATACCCAGATAGTCAATGAAATCAGACTTGAAATACGGAATAGTATTCAGATATCCAAGTTCATCAGGAGTAAAGCGTAGGGTACACAGGTTATCCAATTCCCCATTGATTTCATCAACGTATTTGGATAAATCAAATTCAGAACGACACTTGAATTTGAACTTTGTGTGAGCAGTGGGAAAACGGTGCAATACCACATTAAACATAGAAAATTTATATAGATCCGTGTCCAGAAGGCTTTCAATGATTGGGGAATTAGTGGTCATGTATACTCCTTTGCATTGTTTTTATCATTGTGATAATAAATATAGATTTAAAATCACAATTGTCAATCAACTTTTTATCTTTTTAATAAAAAATCTATTATGACGCTTAATGTATAGGAATATAGAAAACTTTTATGTTTTGTCAATCAAGAAAATTCTATATTAGTAGTTTATCCAATTTTTCTCGAATAACCTCAATATCATCACTTTCCCAAATAACAAATACGGTATAGCCCATCTGTTCTAGCTTTATTCGTCTTTGTTCATCATTATCCCATTTTTCGGCGGCGGTATATGATGATCCCGGTAACCGAATGATATCATCCGCTGCATAATACTTGGGATTAGCATGGACATAATCACCATTAATCTCAACTGCTATTTTCTTTTCAATGTGCAATTCATCAATTGAGTATCGATTCACGGTCTGTTCACCCAAGAATCCAAGATCCCGCAAATTGAGCTGATCTGTAATACGCAAATGTGTTTTAGAAAATTTTTTCGACACGCTAAGTAATGCATTAATATATTTAGGTCGGAGTTCTGGGTCTCTCCAATTGGCTTTCTGTTGTTTACTACGCCGCTTCTTCTCGTTTGGTTTATTGGTAGCTTTTTTTATCAATTTACTTTGGTTGGCCCGAAATGTCTCATCTGACCACATTTTACGAGAGTTAATTGATTTTATACATCTAGCTTGTTCGCTTTGGTTCCATTGAGTTGTGCGGTCAATATGAGCAGCCCGATATGATGGATCTAAAAATCGTTTACGCATCGAGATCGAAACTTTTTTTCTATACTCAGGATCGGCATGTAATTCTGCTATTTTTGGTTGCATTTTTTCAATAATGACATCTTTATTATGGGTCCCCGAACACACAGTAGAACAGAATCGAGGAAATACTTTTCGTCCTTTTCTGAATTCGACAATTTTACCACATTCCTCGCAAGTCGGATTACCATGTATTTTAATATAGTTATCCTGATACCATAGTGCCGATGTATGGTTTTTTGCATATTGCTTAAATTTTCCACGATAGAATTCAGGTTCATCGTTACAAAATCCACATTCGCATATAGGAGCATTACCATCATATTCAGTTAATACAATGTAGTCTTTCATAGTCAGTTCATGCTCATTCATCAAATGTTTAGTGAGATCACCACCAGCATTTGTTTTGAATTCAGCATTACATATCTTGCATATAATCATAATAAAAAATCCTCTTTATAATAGTTTATAAAGAGGATGTAAATTATGTTAAGATTGTGGTTATACAATCATCCACATCGTGAGTAGCTACAATCTTTGCAGAGGATACAGCCCTCATTAAAAATCATAGTACCCCCACACTGAGGACATTTTCTGTTTTTGCCCTGAACTTCAGTACCATCCTTGATATACTGCTTGAGCAGTCGCTTGATATGGAAGGTAAAGGAGGACAGTGGATAGTTCCCTTCATCGAGAACATCAACGATATTGATGATAGGAACATTGTGTCGAAGAAGGAATCCGATACTACGAGCAATCTTAGTAACATTGGTCTGACCATTGTACTTCTCAAGCTGGTCATCAACAAGTTCTTTCTTGATGTTGACATTTCGAGCCAACTTCATCATACTGTTGATGGTATCTTCAGTAACTTCGTTGGTTTCCTTAGAGTTCGTATTAACAAAGATTGCAAATGGACGAGTAAGACCCGCATCGGCAAACGCAATGTTCACATACCATTTCTTCTTGTTGTTATCACGAATGACCATACCCTTACTGTAATATTCGTTAGGCAATTTGACATCTTCAAGAATCACATCATCTTTCGCATCGGAGAAAATGTTTTCAAGTTCTTCCTTCCGTTCAATGGTTTCCTGTTTTGCTTCGAGAACCGCAGTCATGGTTCCATCACGATATGTGGTGATGCCCTTGATGCCAGCCTTCCATGCATTCGTATACAGATCCTTGAATTCTTCATACGGATAATCATTAGGAAGGTTTACGGTCTTGGAACTATTCATATCAGTGTACTTGGCAATGATTTCCAACGTATTGATATGATCGTTCACAGTCAAATCAAGAGTAGTAGCGAATACACCACGTGCATCCATTTCCTTGATTTCAGCTTCACTGAAATTAGCCTGTACATATTCCCAACCATAATCGACAACTTGAGAAGCCTTAACAAGGCCACGGCCTTTATCAATCTCATAGTTGACACCTTCGAACGTTCCACGAAGGATGGAATCAGTTCCACGCTTAGCAAACTTGAATACATCGGTTTCAAACCATTCACCTTGAGTGGCTTCAGGGAATGTCAGTCCTTTTTCTTTAAGCTTTGCTCGATCTCTTTCAGGTACGATAGACCACCGAGTATATTCTCTCATGAAAACGGGTTCGATACCACCAGAAACAACACCTGCATAGATGGACATGTTACCAGTAGGAGCATTTGCACTTCTGTGTGAGTTACGCATGCAGCCAATGGTCTCAATATTCTTCTTAAATTCATCCGACACATCCAATGTTTTCCACCAGTATGTATTGAAATATTCATCAGCTTTGAACTGCGTGAATGAACCTTTTTCCTTACCAAGCTTTGCACTTGCGAGAATTTCGGTTTCAGCTTTACACTGGAACACATCCTGAATAAATTGCAACGATTCTTCGGAACCGAATCGAACCCCCAGCATGTAATGCAGAGAACCCAGACCAAGCACACCAATACCAATACGGCGTTTGCTTGTCATTGAATCCTTATATTCTTCAAGAGGAGCACGACTAATGTCATTGATGTTATCGGAGAAACGAACGGCCAATGTAACAGCCTTGCGGAAGTTGGCATAATCGAAGAAACGATTTCCATGTTCATCTCTGATGACATACTTAACCAGATTGATAGACATCAAGTTACAAACACCAGTAGACATTGCGATTTCACCACATGGATTAGTGGTAGCAATTTCTTCCCCATATGCAAATGGGTTAAGTTTATTTGCGATGTCGAGGAACAATACACCGGGGTCATTGCGGGTGTAAGTTGCTTTCATGATCTTATCCCACAATTCACGTGCAGGAATTCGTTTGTATATCTTCACAGGAAGACCCTTATCTTCCCATTCTTTGATATTACCAAACCATTCATGTTCATATTCAGGACATTCGGTATCAGGGAATTTAAGTGCCCACTTCTTATCCTTCTCAACAGCGTCCATGAATCCTTCTGTAATACCGACAGAAATATTGAACTTGTTAAGGCGACCTTCCACCAATTTAGCATCTATGAAATCTTCAATCTCAGGATGCCAAATTTCAAGAATACCCATCTGAGCACCCTTGCGGATCTTCTTTTTTTCTTCTGGACGTAGATCACCAAGGATTTTATCACTACCCATAGTGATAACACTCGAACTCTGATTCCACAGACTCATGATCTGCACAATACCCGGAGTACGACTAGCGATACCTCGAACGTACATTCCATTTGGGCGAAGCCAAGAGAAGTTCATTCCATATCCACCTTCGGACTTCAAGGTTTGAGCCTGTGCCTTCAACATATCATAGATACCCCTAATGCTATCGGGGTCTTTATATCCAATGTCACGTGGGTTGTGAACGAAGCAATTCATGAGGGTTGTTCCCTCACGACCTTCTACGCCCAGATTAGCCGTAATTCGACCCCCAGCGATAGCCTTAAAATCACTCAACAACCATAAGAAGTCTTGGTATACCTCTTCCTGTTTTTCAGGCTTCTCAGCACTTGCAGCGGCTCGTGCTTGACGTTCCCATGTATCTTTCAGGGTCTTCTCTTTGGGTGCTCGATAGTTGTGATTCCAGACTTCTTTGGAAATTTCTTGTTGCATGTTTTCTCCTTAAATATTCAAACTCTCTCTGTGGCGGTGCAAGTGGTTTATAAGAACCACTACGATCATTGTGTTTTTGCTTTTGTTATAAACTCGGCTCGTATTAAATATGGATTAAATGGGGCCTCCGTTTATCACTTTTTATTGCCCGTAACCACGCAGTGACAACTGGAATGTTGTTATCTTGCCACCACTTACCGGGGAAGTAGGTTTGACACCGAAAATCTTGAAATCGAACTGTATTATTTCTGATATATCGAGCTTGTGATTGTCGAGTATAGTACAGAAATGAGTTTTGGTTCCAAAACGATACATGAGTTGGGTCCATCCATGCACCTCTACCATCAGTTGATGGAACATCGATGAATGCCCAACCACCATCGGCCAACACTCGATAAATTTCAGTCATTGATTTGAGAGGATCTTTCAAATGTTCCAATACATGAGATGCATTGATTACACCAACTGAATTATCAGGAACTGGAATACCATCATTCAAATCACAAATGATATCAGCACCTTCCATATCAACGGTCTCATATCCTTTGCGACCATCAATACCACCCCCGATATCCAATAAACGCAATCCATTCAATTCAGCATCACGCTCAGCAAGTTTCTGTCCATAACGATGAAACATGTTCACCGTTTCGGTTTGAATGATCTGATTTCGTTCCAACCAAGTATTTTCACCAGTGATTCGGTAAATGTACAATACTTCATTGATGAACTTGAATTTGGTTTTAAGATACGTTCTTACGATCAGATCTTGGTCATCAAGAACCGATAACAATGGGTCATGTCCACCCACGTTATGATAAACTTTCTTTCGCCATGATCGAACATGATCTGGCATGTACCAAATGAATGCCATTGCAGCCGCACTCGGCTCAAATGAATGCATATGGTATAGAGGACGATTATTCTTCCAATTGAACATTTCATATGTCCACCCGCATGCAGCATTGTAAGGGGTAAACTGACCATTCATTGGTAGTTTAGCATTATCAGAATACACGAATCCGATTTCTTCATCCTGATATGCTTCATGAAGTTTTTCCAAACAGTTCGGAGTCAACAAATCATCATGAACCATTTCAATTAGGATATCACCTTTACCTAATCTGAATGCTTTGTTTTTCAGATATCCAACATTCGTATTACCACTTTTATCTGTAGCAATGCGAACCCGTGAATCATTTCTTAGTTCATCGGGTAGATGTACTTGATCTTGAACAGCATCACCATTCAAATATAGAATCCACTCCCAATTCTCATAGGTCTGTGATTTGATGGTCTCGTATAGCTCGTGAATGTGGGTCAGTCTATGACTGGGGGTTATCAAACTGAATTTCATACTTCTTCTCTTAGATTAAGAGGAAATATACAAAACTTGGGGAATTTCTGGGGAAAATTATTCGAAAGAATCACACATGCTTAGACTTGTACTATATAGTGCATATGCTTTTTTCCACTGGAAGCTTTTATACGATCACGTGATTCACCATATGGATTTCCGCCATAGAATGTGTTACCGTATCCTCTACCATCACCACCATAGTTTCCACTGATATCACTTCCCATTGCAGTATCTGGTGATTATCTGTCATGGTGTAATGGTGGACATCTATAATCTATAATGCATACACAATAAACACAAAAAGCTCCTCAGATCGAGGAGCTTTTTATTTATATAAGTTGGAAATGATAAGCCCCTGAAGGGAATCGAACCCCCGTCATTTGATTACGAAACAAATGTTCTACCACTAAACTACAGGGGCGTAAAAATGGTGTCACGACTGATGTACTTTGTTTGCAACCAAATGTATCAACATGCTGTCTATTTATCCACTAGCGTGACAATGAGGGACCCTTTCAGGCATAGACATTTTTAGTAGCGGTGGAGGGACTCGAACCCTCGCCCCTGACTTATGAGATCAAGGTCTGTACCACAACAGTCACCGCCATATCACTTATGTTATGATATAGGTAATATTATGATATTTACATAATGTATTGAATCGATCCTTTCCAATACCATATTTTGAATAAATATCTTTTTTGTTAATTTATTTGACATATCATATAGTATTTCATCCCGTGTGAAATATTTCTCCGAAAAGTTTTTACATACGCATATGAATTACTCATTATTCAAATCTCCATGTTTCCCTATACTAATTAATTTATATCGGTGGAGATTTATTTTTCATATATATGAAAGTAGACACGAGTGGACTTGAACCACTAACCTTCACCGTATCAGAGTGACGCACTAACCAATTGTGCTACGTGCCTATAATATCATCAGTACCTGAACCTACAACATGCGGTTTCGAAGACCGCCGCTCTATCCAGTTGAGCTAATGAGGCATATATAGTACCCGTGGAGGGATTCGAACCCCCATCAAACTTGCGTATCCCACGTTCGTAGCGTGGTGCTCATCCAATTGAGCTACACGGGCATGATTATTTAATCTTTTTGTCAGTATAAAACGATGCGGCTGCTGGACGTTTGTGATACTTCAGTTGTTTTCTGAGTTCATCATCCTTTTTTCTCGCTTCTTTCACACTTCTAATCTTGTTATACAATCCAAGTAAAGCAACTACTCCAACAAGGATGTACAATCCAATCACATAATACTCCATTTCTATTCCTTGGTTGAAACAACCATAGTTTATAGTGGAAACAATGGGAGTTGAACCCATCACAACGATACTGCCAGTATCATTCGCCACCCCGGAACATGTGTCCCCATATTGTAGTCGGCGAGGTAGGATTCGAACCTACGGCCTTCTCCTTGTAAGGGAGTTGCTCTAAACCAACTGAGCTACACGCCGATAGTAACAGGTTTCTTTATGTGGAGTAATAACCTGTCGAAGTGATCTCCTTATTCTTTACTTGTGCTGACCACGTCTGCGGGGCATGTCAAGACTTCCCCAACCATCGTGATATTTTTCCTGCACTTTCTTTGCAAGTTCATCCGAAATTTCTTCACCCGCAGTGATAACCTGCCATGCTCTCCATGAGCCATCGGGTTCCTTGATATCAACGAACTTACCAACTACTGACAATTTAGAAGGAATGTAAGAGACGGTAGTTGACAATGAATCTCCTAATTCCTTGGTTCTCTGTAGTGTGCACTGTCTGTACGGCATATGCACCTCCTTCTTGTTGATAAACATGTTAAGCCGATGATAGGATTCGAACCTACGATAATCTTCCATACCAAGGAAGTGCACTTGACCACTATGCGACATCGGCGTATTTACATTACTCTTTTGGAAGCAATATAGTTTTTTAATCTCTCTTCAACTTCTTGCCAGAACGGTTTTCCGTATACATCTGACACATTAGTTTCCAATCGAGTGAGAATAGTCTTTTCAGACCATCCCTGTTTGATAGCATCATCATAGAAATGAATCCATGAGGGTATCATATTTTTTTGATCGCACAAGTCGAAGACAATATCCAATGGAAGGCCGCACGTGTCGAAGACTTGAAATACTCCCGATACCACTTTCCTTCCATCTTCCATAACTCCAACTATGTCGAAATTTACTTTTTTCTTCTTAGCCATGATGCTATCCTTCAGTTATTTGTTAAGCGACTACTCGGATTCGAACCGAGGAGAAGACATTGGAAGTGTCACATGTTACCACTACATCATAGTCGCATTTCACTGGTTTTTTTGAAGCGGATAACAGGACTCGAACCTGCAATGGAGTTTCCTCCGTCTGATTGGAAATCAGGTGCCTTACCAATTAGGCTATATCCGCATATTGATGACCAAAGTAACATCATCACGGGACTTGAACTAGGCGTTTGCAACCGCTGTCCGTTTTTGCTGTTGTTATCATCAAGTAACCTAATTACTTGTTGTATCCATCCATGGTTTCGACATGAAGGGCAGAGCACACTGCTGGTCTAGTCTTTCCCAGTGTCATATCCCAGCAAATGGGAGCGGAGGAGGGACTCGAACCCACAACACAGTGTCACTGCTTCTCTAGGTTATGGGCCTAGAATGTTACCAATTACAACACCCCGCAAGTGGAGAATAACGAAATCGAATCGTTCTGTGCTCGATATTGCAAGTATCAAGTGGGTCCCATGCCCATTCCCCATGACCCCTTCGATATTTTTTACGTGGCTGACGGGGCAGCTTTCCACGACCTACGGGTAAATGTTTCATACATTACCTATGGATAAGCGGATGATGGGATTCGAACCCACAACCTTCTCGTTGGCAACGAGATGCTCTAAACCGTTGAGCTACATCCGCATAATTTACATCCAAACGACTGAGCGTACCCATAGTTCTGTTTTATACTATCATCTATCTTAGCCACAACCCGACCTCACAGAATTGCTCACCTTCTCGGTCTGTTTGTGTTGCATCCTCGGTAGTGTAAACGGCGATGCCTCCTACTTTAAGCAATGATGCCCTGAAGTTCCTCTGTCTGGCATTGCACCGGACAGCGATAGTTCCTCTTGTCATTCAGATGTTAAGCTGGAGATAGGAATCGAACCTACAACCTACGCATTACAAGTGCGTTGCTCTACCAATTGAGCTACACCAGCATATTATCGCACCGTCAGGATTCAAACCCGAACCAACCCCTTCGCCGGGGCCATTCTGTCCAGTTAAACTACAATGCTGACACCAAGCAAGCATATGCACCTACATACTTGATGTTCTCTTACAGCAGTGGCCACTGCTGTAAAATACGGAACTGACGGGACTCGAACCCGCAACCTTCCCGCTGACAACGGGATGCTCTTGACCAATTGAGCTACAGCTCCTTATTTTTGTTTACGTCGATGAATACGTTTACTGTTACCATTATTCAAATTCCCATATGTTGGGGTCATTGTATGACAATTAGGGCATAACAATCTAAGGTTATCGATGGCATGCTTCGTGCAGTCACCATCAATATGATATATCTGTAATGGTATATTTCCTGTTATCGGATGTACCCGACCCCATCCACATTCCTGACATTTACTATCATTGAGGTCAAATAAATATTTTCTAATAAATGAAGGAATGTGAATACCATTACTTACAACACCATGTTTCCAATTTTCTATATTTCGCTGATATTGATGATCTTGTTGACATTTATTTGAACAGTATTTTCCGTTACTATTCCGATTTACATCAAATTCACATCCACATTCAACACAAATGGATTTTTTTAATTTACCACTCGGTTTCACTCTACGGACACCTTTATTATTAAACGATGCCGCACAACTACTATTACAGAACGTGTATCGCTTCCGCTCGTAACTTAACGGAGCACCACATTGTTTACAGAAAACTGGATTCACTTCATATTCATCTCGTGTTATTTTTATCATATGTACCTCGAATATAATAACCACTAATAGTTTATAAAAGTGGATGATATATTCAAACTACACATAAGCTGCTGACAGGATTCGAACCTGCAATGGGAGTTACCCAGCTAGATTACAAAACTAGTGCCATACCAACTAGGCGACAGCAGCATATACTGGACCGTACCAGATTCGAACTGGTAGCTACACCTTGCAAGGGTATCGTGTTGCCAATTCACACTAACGATCCAACTTTACATTTCCAACTTGTCAAACATCACCCGACTGCACTGAGTCAAGGTTATTGCGGGAGATGGATTTGAACCATCGACCTTCAGCTTATGAGGCTGACGAGCTGACCAACTGCTCTATCCCGCTAAGCCGATGATAGGAATCGAACCTACAACCTACTGATTACAAATCAGTTGCTCTGCCAGTTGAGCTACATCGGCATATTGAGTTTCATATATTAGTTCCCGTCTGTTAACTAGGCGATCACATATAAAAACTCTAGTGGATACATATGGGAATCGAACCCATGACATTCTGATTGCAAATCAGACGCTCTACCAACTGAGCTAATGACCCATAATTTGCGTAGTTGGTGGGCTTCCACCTTGGGGACTACACATCTCCCATTCTGCAAAACAAAAACCCCGCTGGTTGCTTCCAGCAGGGTTTGAATTTTCAGTTTCCTTAAATTCAATCTCGCTAGATTACCCCGCCTACTCCGCCACCAATAACCATATCACCACGACCTGCTGTGGTCGCTGCGATATCCGCTGTGCGGATGATGGTGCTTATGGTAGTTGCGTTGAACATTGAATGTAAACCTCTTATCAAAAAATTTGTTTGTTGCCGATCTTCTCAGCTTTGTTAATAACAAATATAGATTAATAATCTCACTTGTCAATAAACTTTTTTCATTTTGTTGATTTTTTTTTCTTTTGGATGCGAATCTACAGGAAAAACGGATTTTGTCTTGAATACATCCTTGAGATAGATTTCTATCATACCAAGTTCGAATTCAGTTTTTCCCATGCCATTCTTTAATCCTTTCCGAATAGCATGTTGAAGATCCGAGAATCCTTTTCCTTTTCTATACTCCACCCCAAACTTTTCAATAAGCTTCCGTTCGGAAGTTTTCGAAAACATAATGTCCGAAGCCATACTCTCAAAGTCAACATTCTTATTTGCCATTTGCAGCCTCGATATACTCATATGATTCGATGTTGCCCATCAATGAAGGAATCGTCGCCATAGCCGCATTCACAGCATCTTGTTTGGTATCACCAATACCATTCAATTCGACCTTAGATTCGCCATCCATCTGATGTACCCACATTTCGAGATGAACTTTTTTCTTAAGTCCATAGTCTTCGAACCTAGCATGTACGGTAGGCTTGACTGTTGCAAGAGAGACTTGACTTGGTGCCATGTGCTCTTTGAACATCACGATAAATTCATCGATTGTGCCAGTGTGTTGAGTCAAGTTAAAATGCCAGCTTCCGGTCTCGAAATAATACTTACATGCCAGAGTCCATCGGATGCCATAATATACATCGAAACAATCGCTTTCTTCATTATAGTTCAGTCCCGCTTCATCCAACTTCTTTCGAATTGAATCTTTCAGACACTTTTGATGGAAAATAGGTTCATTTTTCCAGTCTTCTGATTTGATTTCGATTTCAGCTTTTATTTCATCAGCCGTTTTTTGACTACCGTCTTCATTACAATTGAAGAAACTAACATGTTCTTCAAATGTCCGAGTACGTTTACTGGTCTTACCGCAGATTTGACAAGGACCTGTTTTTGTAACAGTGCAATGAATTCGTTTGAACTTGATTGCAATATTACCACATGATATCTGGTTAATCATTTGTAACCTTTGTGCTTATTCTTAGCAGCTCTCAGTTCTTTTCGATTCCGAATCTGGATACCTTTTACATTACTCATATATCCACGCAAAACGTTCTCAAAATATGGCATATTAGCCGGATGTGCACGAGCGACTGCACTTGTGGTGGTCGTTTCGCCTAACCAAATTCGCCAGACTTCATCGAGATCATTGTCTGATAGAAAATAACAGACATCGGAGTAGTCTCTCCGAATGTCTGGAATTATGGTTGGATCAATCCATTTCATTATCAATCCATTCCTTTCATCAGATCTTCAATGCGATTCCATGCCACATTGAGTTCACCTTGGGGATGATCGGGATTGTAGAGAGCATTCTTGAAATCAGCATGTTCTTTCTTGTATGCCCCAGCCATACTATGTCCATACTCAATCGAGTGACTCATGTTAGCATAACGGTCACACAGTTTCACAGCAACTGCTTTCCAGTTCTGTCGAATCTTGGGATAGGTCTTGGCTTTCTTTTCTTTCCGGGTGCGACCGCTTTCATCACTAGCCGCAAACACGATCTCAGCAACTTCTTCGCCGAAGTACCGCTTGATATCGCTGTACGAAATACCACCATCTTCCATCACATCATGCAAAGCACATGCAACCTGAATGCTTTCGTCATATCCGATATCCTGAGCCGCCTTAACGACCATGCGGATGTGATACATGTAAGGAAAAATATCATACGATTGATTCGCATGTTCTTTCTCTGCTACCATCAGTGCTTTCTCAAGCTTTTTCATGTTCACCTCCAATGAATCGGATGAGTCGGAAAAGAGAGAGCAGAACTACCGATACTGCAATTGCAATAACAGCACGTCCTGCGGTTTCGTTCAGGTTGACATTAATCGTTGGAATCTGTTTGTCCATCTTTAGATTCCTTTTGAGTTTTTAGAAACTTCTGAATCGTCATTCCAACGAGAGCTGGCCAAGCAGCAATGCGGATTAGGGCAATTCCAATTGCCTTCCATGTGTTGTTGCCAGCCTTAGCAAGAAGGTTGGGGAGATTCAGAATACACCATACCATACCGATCACGATGTATACGGTAATGAGTTTCATCTTAGTTGTCATTTCCATTAGGTCACCTTGTTGTTATATTGTACCTTGTACCAAGAAATATAGAAAAAAATCCTAATTTGTCAGGGCAGATAATAAAAAAGACACATAGGATAACCTATGTGTCTTCGATGAGTTTGGATTGTTCGATTAGATGAATAGTGTGATTTCAGGAGACACAGGATCATTTTTCGAAGCAATCTTCAACTCGGAATCGCTTGGCACCTTGTTGAATGCATTTTCGAATTCACGGCGAGGAACTCGAATGTTGAAGTACTTATCAACCGTGGCACTCTTGATGTCAGCAGCATCGGCCTTGCGAATGGTGATTACACCATTCTGGTTATCGAAAGTAACTTGCGAGTAGGGGCGAAGGTCAATTGAACGAACGTATTTCGCAGGTACAGTGAAACGACCACGTTTGTCCAAAATCCCAGTTGCACCAACACTCAGAGTGACTTTCGTTTTCGCAGCAGGGGCGTTCTGGGAAGAGCTGAGATTGAATGTAGGTACATCATTCGGATCGTAGTCGTCCACGTCAGCCCAGCGAGGGAAATACACGAATGCTTCCACACCGGGAGACACCTGACGGAGTTCCCTCTTGTAGTCATGAGAATCCATGTCATAGAAATCCATAACCTTCTTTACTTCACGGTGGAAAACATGCAGACCTGCATGACGGATCTGCTTGGTAACATCAAATGCGGTGAACAGAGAGTCACCCATGATGAACTGATCGATTGCGTTGGTGATTTGTTTGGTAGTTGCGTTTTGCATTGCTATCTCCTTTTTAATTCCTTAGTCAGCGAACTCAACCAGATAGGTGAGGTCACATTGTGCCAGATCATACACTATCATTTCGTTGTTCATGACGCTGGACTTACGAGCTTGGGCGAAAGTGGAATCATATCCCATCTTACGTACCTTGTTGTGCAGTTGGCTATCAGAGCTGCTAGGTACATAGTACCTACCCATAGCCACGTTTGCGAGGAACATGAAACAATTATTGTCCATACCACGACCACGGCTCCAGTAACCCTGAGAATAGTTCAGGGATTTGGTACTCTGGTCAGAGAAATAGACACCATCGCCGAACATGCGGCCAGTTACGTGACCAGCAGAAGATTTCGGAATGATGAGTCCACCTTTCAGAATGGACAGCACGTTTTCAACACGTGTTCCGTGCCAGAGTTCCATGATGTTGCCGATGGGTTCACCCTTATCCACAAACGCTTTATGCATATGTGCAATGCGTACAGAATACACCTTTTTGACCTTGAGGCCAGACGAAGTGTGCATGCTGTTGCGGGTCTGGTTGAAAAACTTGACGATATGATCGATGATCTTCTTGTCATCGACAACGTTGACCTTAACGTCAAACACCTTGGGTGCATCAGTTTTCTTGGAATCGGTGCTGGGTGAGGTAACAACCTGCTGCAACGATGCGGTCAGAGCATCCAGAATCTGGCTTTCTTTTTCGACTGCATCACTGTCTGGAATCACTTCGCTGGCGATCAACTTGCGACCAACCTTACGAGGGATCAACTGGATGTAGTTCTGGAGGAGCTTCACATATGCGGGATTGTCGAAATCGTGCTTTTCAACGTACCCAGCAATTTCGCCCAGAAGATCACGTGCTTCATCGATACCTTCCTGAGTAACGATGCCACACGGAGTCGAGAACGTTCCTTTGGATTCATCGAATTCGATGGTAGTCGAGCTTACGATGTTGTGGATGTTCTTCTTGGACAGATAGCGGATCAGATCAATCGTGTCTTTGGAGTCAGAATCGATCTGGTCAATAGCAATGCTGGTGAGAGAGCCGCTGGCAACTTGCTGTGTTTCCTGACCACCTGTAAGAACTTTGAGTTCTGTGTATCCCTTACGAGGGGACTGCTTTTCCTTGACCTTCGAATCATAGAACGCTTCAGCAGCCGACTGAGATGGAAAACTCTTGGGATGCTTTTGGGCTGCGGTTCCAATTCGACCATTTTCGGTAAGAATGGATGCATCATCATACAATGTAATGTACCAAAACTTATTGTTATTGCCACTCACATTGGACTTGACAAATCTTGCGTGTTTAACTACTTCCGCCATGTGTGTCTCCTTTACACATAATATAGTCCGGGGTCACTGACAGTTTTTGTCATTTATGTAAAAACCCCAGAGTTTTCTCTGAGGTTAGAATATAGAAATCTATTTTCCTTTGTCAATCAGGAATTTAGAGTGTCTCGTACAATCTGAGACACAAGTTTCATATCGAGCTTGTTCCCAAATTCTTTTTTCAGGG